TTCTAAAGGTTTCATTGATGGCTGTTACGACCAATGTGCCGAGCCCTTCGTGGACGGACAACGGGTTTATTATTCCCTCGGCGGAGACTGTTCTTGCCGGCGTTTTAGAAGACATTAATGCTGCGTTCGGCGGCAATTTGAATACCGATCTGACGACTCCTCAGGGGCAGCTCGCATCAAGCGAAACAGCCGTGATTGACGAGGTAAATCAGACATTCTTGAAATACACCCATCAGGTTGACCCAGCCTATGCCTCGGGGCGCATGCAAGACGCCATTGCGCGGATCTACTTCATTGAGCGCAACCCGTCACAGCCGACTGTTGTTCAGGCGCTTTGCACCGGACTAGAGGGAGTTGTCATCTCAGAGGGCGCTCTAGCCATAGCATCCGATGGCAATCAGTATATTTGCACCGAGGCAGGCACTATTCCAGCCTCTGGAAATATTACACTCACGTTTGAATGCTTGGTGCCAGGCCCTATCGCGTGCGCGGCTGGGACACTTAACCAAATCTATCAGTCCATCCCCGGCTGGGATTCCATCGACAATGTCGCGGATGGAGTTATCGGCAACGACGTTGAAAGTCGCCAAGCCTTCGAGGCGAGAAGGTCAGCTTCTGTTGCCGTCAATTCGATCGGCTCGCTGCCGTCTGTTAAAGGCGCTGTATTGACGGTTTCAAACGTCATCGACGCTTATGTGACTGAAAACAATAGCAATAGTCTGGTGACTATTGGCGGCGTCTCGCTCGTCCCAAATTCCATCTATGTCGCCGTCGTTGGGGGCGATGCATCTGCCGTAGCTCAGGCCATCTGGTCAAAGAAAGCGCCGGGATGTGCATACAACGGCAACACGTCTGTGCAGGTCCAAGATACTAGCACAGGATATGTGCCGCCGTATCCGACCTATACCGTCCAGTTTGAAATTCCAAATCCGCTTCCAATCCTCTTTGCTGTGAACATCACGAACAGTTCCTTGGTTCCGGCAGATGCGGCGGTACAGATCCAGAATGCCATCATCAATGCTTTTGCCGGCGGGGATGGGGGGGCCAGAGCAAAAATAGGTACAACGCTGTATGCCAGCCGTTTCTATGCGCCGATCGCGGCGCTCGGGTCTTGGGTCCAGCTTGTTTCGATTGAAATCGGCTCGACAAACAATGCATCTGCATCATTCACCGCGTCGATCTCAGGCACAACGATGACCGTCTCGGCTGTCGCCTCGGGAGCACTGGCTGTGGGTCAGACGATCTCCGATATTACCGGAAATCTTGTTGTTGGGACTACAATAACTGCGCTTGGCACCGGAACCGGTGGGACGGGAACCTATGCGGTTAGCAATAGCCAGACGATAGCCCCAGAAGCCATGCGGTCCGCAGTAGCTAATCTATTCGATATCGATGTTCGGATCGATCAGGTCCCGACTGTATCCGCTGAAGACATCATCGTAACGCTGAGCTGAAAACGCTGCAGAATCTTTGTCTTGTTCTACTTTTGTGCTAGATTAGCGAAGCCGTCATTTCTTGCAGGATTTGACGGCTTCTAACCACAAATCCGAAGGAACCGGACCTATGGCTAAGCGCCACGATATCAGCGCAGAATATGCGCGGCAACTGCTCGATTACAATCCGGAAACCGGAGTGCTGACGTGGAAGGCTAGGACGCCTGATATGTTCAAGGATGGGAAACGCCCAAAGGAATGGCGTTGCCGGAATTGGAACAGCAAATGTGCCGGAAAGGTTGCGGGGTGCGACCGTGGAGATGGTTATTGGGTTCTTCGTATCGATGATATTTTACATTTCCGACATCGGATCGCGTGGTTGATAAAAACTGGAGACTGGCCAAGCGATGAAATTGATCATCGAGATGGCGTCGACAAAGGCGATGTGATTTCAAATCTTAGACCCGCCACGCATGCCGAAAATATGCAAAACGCTCGAATGAAGAGAAACAACAAGAGCGGCTTCATTGGCGTCAGTTGGTCAAAGGCAGCCTCAAAATGGGGAGCACGAATAAACTTCCAAGGACGTTATGTCCATCTTGGATTGTTCGATGATCCCGCCGAAGCCAGCGCGGCCTATTTGAAGGCCAAAATAGAATTCCATCCATTCCAGCCAGTTCCGAGGGCTTAAATGACAGACACGGGTCCGCCGTACCCTGGGGGTCCCGCCCCTGGGTCGAATGGCATCGGGATTTTTGAGATTGGTGTAAGCCAAATCGGGACTATCCCGTCATTTTCAATTTGGTCGACAGTGCTGAGTCAATATGCAAATTCGCCGATCCTGATCCGATTAATTGAGAATATCTTCGAATATCTCGATCAAACCAAAAACTTTGACGCTTTTTTCGATGCGATCTGGAATATCGATACCGCCGTAGGCGAAGGTTTGAACATTTGGGGCAGGATTGTGGGCGTCAACCGCGTCCTCCAAGTCGAGATAGGCAACTGGTTCGGCTTCGAAGAATCTCTCCCCGGAGCCTTCACGTTCGGGCAGGGAGCTTTCTACAGCGGTTCTGCGCTCACCAGCAACTATGCCTTGTCGGATCAATCCTATCGCCAACTCATCCTTGCCAAGGCAGCAGCCAATATCACAGACGGATCTATCCCGGCCATCAATCGCATCTTGATGACGCTCTTTCCCAACAGGGGGAATTGCTACGTCACGGATGGGTTTCAAGGTGGTAGCTGGTTCGGATTTCAGGAATCCCAGAACGCTTTGGGGTTTAACCAAGGCACTTTCTATAACGGGCAGACTGTCCAATCGATGGTCATGGAATACGTCTTCACCTTCCCACTTTCGCCGGTTGAACTGGCGATTGTCCAGCAATCTGGTGTCTTGCCAAAATCGACCGGCGTAGCCGCTTCGGTCGTCCTCCTTTAGGAAAAAATCAGATGCAATCTTCGGATATCCCGAGCAAATTCCCGATTCCGTTCGCGGACTCTGCGGGGACTGGTTATATCAGAACCGTTCCCGAGGCTTCCCAGATCGGCATCACGAATGGTGCCGCCTCTCTGACAGATGGTTTCCCTCCTGTCACCTTCTTGCCTGTAGGGGCGGGGGGGACACCACCGTGGGGGCAGGATTTCAATGGTCTCCTGAACCAGATTACGCAGTGGAGCCGATGGCAGAATGCCGGTGCTCTCGTCACTTATGATGCCACTTTTTCAACCGCTGTTGGTGGATATCCGAAAGGTGCGATCGTAGCCAGCTCGACGGCAGTTGGCGTCATTTGGATGAGCACCGCAGACAATAACACGACTAATCCTGACGGGGTTAGCCCAGCGAATTGGGTTCTGATCGGCCCAGCCGCAACCATAGCTACCGCATATTCGGCGGCTGGAACATATACATTCACTGTTCCAGCCAACAAGTACCAATTGTATGGAACGTGCGTAGGTGGGGGAGGTGGCGCTGGTGGTTCTGGCACGAATACTACAGGCGGCCCTTATCCTGCAGGAGGGGGGGGAGCGGGTGGAACTTCCTCTGGTTGGCTAAGCGTAATCCCAGGGCAGGCGATTACTATAACGGTAGGTGCCGGCGGTCCCGGTGGGGCGGCGGCCGTATCCGGGGCATCTGGTGCCTATGGCATCCCCGGCTCCAATGGAGGCACTTCAAGTATCGGTGCATTTATGTCCGCAACCGGTGGTGCCGGAGGTGGTGCAAATCAGAACACTACCGGAAGTAACGGCGGCGCTGGTGGTATTGGTTCTGGTGGCCAGATTAATCAAATAGGCGGCAACGGCACCGATGGCAGCGGAACGGTTGGATCAAATCTTTATGGCGGCAATGGTGGAAGTAGCTCTATGGGTGGCGGCGGTCGCTCTTCAATTATTGTGAGTACTATACAGAATGGTGGAGCAGCGGGCAGCGGCGGTGCATCCTGTTATTACAATGGTTGGGCTTCCAACAGAAGCGGCGGCAATGGTGCCGCCGGCATCGTTATTCTGCAATATTGAGGAACCTCCATGACTCAAACTTTCGCACGTATTGTTGATGGCATTGTTGTTGAGATAGCGTCATTCCCTGACGATACCAAAATCACCGATTGCTTTCAGGCTAACATTGCCGCGATGTTTCAAGCTTGTGGGACGTCCGTAAAGCAGGGATATACCTATGACGGGAAGAAATTCTCAGCCCCTGTTGTTCCCGCGATCACTACTGATGATCTAAGCGCCTATGCGGCGGCGAAACGCTACGCCATCGAAACGGGTGGCATTGTCATCAACGGCATGTCTGTCATGACCGATCGGGTCAGCCAAGCGCTCATCACAGGAGCCTATAACTACGTAGACGCCAACTCCGGTGTGATGGTGCAATTCAAGACAGCCAGCGGATTTATCGAGTTGACTGCCGCTCAGGTTAAGACCTTGGCCAATGCAGTCGCGGCCCACGTCCAGGCGAGCTTTGCCGCTGAATGTGCGATCGATCAGCAGATCATCTCTGGCACGATCACCAAGACGGAGGAGATCGACGTCTTCGCGTGGTCTTCGAACAACTAGTATTTCCATCCGATCATTCACCATGTTCTCTGGCTCGTTCACCACGGGCCTTTTTGATTCAAGGAAACCCGATGGCCGGTCCTCCTAACCTGACTTATTCGCAAGTGCCCACTGCTGGCCAATGGAATAGCTATTTCTCGACCAAGCAAGATGCGCTCGGCTATGTCCCAGTTAACCGGGCTGGCGACACGATGTTTGGCAAGCTGAATATTCTTGCCTCATCAACGGCAAATGCAGGGATCAATCTTGCTTCTGGCACTCCTCCGAATTCTCCCATCGACGGTGATCTGTGGACCACAAACACCGGACTGTTTGCGCAGATTGCTGGCAATACGATCGGCCCGATCCGGAATGGCAATGTCTCCGGTCCAAATGTAGCCGTAGCTAACAACATCGCGACATTCGCTGATGTTACCGGTGGCGTGATCAAGGACAGCGGCACTTCGGTAAGCGCCTTGGTTCCTACTTCCCGTCAGTTGACGGCCGGAACCGGCCTGACCGGCGGCGGCTCTCTCGCTTCGGACGTGACGGTTGGGCTTAGCTCGGCGTCTGTAGCGTCTTTGGCATTGGCTGACAATTCATTGCAGCCTAGTGATATAGGAACGACTATTGCGACGGCGGCACAGGGGGTGAAAGCTGATACTGCTGCACAGAAAGCGGCGAATCTCGGCGATATAGCGAGCCCACAAGCGGCATTGCTCAATCTTGGCATCGGTTCGTATCCAGTAAAGAACTACGGAACCATCATTGTCGGCGACAACTCTGCTGTCATCAATGCCGCGATCGTGGCTGCCAATGCCGCTGGTGGTGGGGATGTCATCCTCCCCCCAGGCACCACTCAGGCCACAGCAATTACCCTACTGGGCAATGTAAATCTTGTCCCGTCCGGTGGTGGGTCGACCCTTCTTAATATCGGAACAGCGACCTATTTTCTTAGCGCACAGGGATCATTGGGAAGCCCTGTAAGTCTGACCGTCGATGCCGCAGCTGCTGCGATGACACTGACTATGGCCAGCACAACCGGGTTTTCGGTTGGTGATTATGTCCTTCTGTCCGACAATTATTCCTATGCTGCTACTGATGCCAATTACAAATCAGGGGAAACCGTTCAGATTTCGGCGGTCACCAGCTCCACTGTATTGACACTGGTTGGGCAGATCTACGGGTCAATGGCGCCTGGGAACGCCTATACCGTTGCCAATTCTGCCGTGATCCAGCGTATTTCTCCTGTCGTGGCTCCAAGCATTCATGACGTTCAGTTTTATGGGGATAAGACAAGCACATCCACTGCTATGCAATTCGCCTATGCCTTGAATTCAACGGTATCGGTTCGGGTTCAAAATTACGGCAATACCGCCGTTCTTATGCGTGGCGCGATAAGCAGCCAGGTCATTGGGTGCTTTGTCGATGATCTCGTGGACGATATCGCCAACGGCCATGCGGGATATGCGATATGCTCAGGCGGCCCAACTCTCGGCTTGCGTGTTCAGAACAACACCATGTCGCGTTGCCGGCATGGGTTTACCACGATCGGTGGTGTTACGGGCTATTCTCATGATGTCCTCGTCAATGGAAATCAAACACGAGATACGACTCAGGCTGGCATAGATACGCATAACGCCGGCGATGATATTCTGATCTCCACAAATGATATTTGTCGTTCCGGTGGTTCTGGCATCAATGTTCGTTCACGCCGAACTAGGGTTCAAAGCAATGATATCCGATATGTGGCGGCCCACGGTCTTCAGTTCGCGGAAACTGGCGTCGAGGGCTTGAGCTACGTCGACAATCAGGTCGCCAATGCCGGACAGCACGGTTTGTTTGGCTCAGTCTCTTGCCTAAACCTCGACGCATCCAATAATCGATTTGTCAGTATCGGCGCCGATGGCATCCATCTTTTCGACAGTGGCACGGTCGATAGCACCGGCCTGACGCTCATTTCCAACAGGTTTGAAGGTTATGGCACCGTCACCAGCAATTCCTATGGAATTGTAACAACTGGTTCCGTCACAACTACCGGAGCCGTTATTTCCGGGAACCTCGTCATGCCGATGTCTGGATCAGCCTCTTACGGGATTCGGACTTTGGCACTTACCGGTAGTGCCGTTGTGAACAACAGTGCATCCGGTACTTTTGCAACATTGGCTTATGATCTCGGGACCAATGTCAATCTCAATAATCAGCGAGTTGATAATTCCGTTTCCCAGGTTCAACTTGATCCGACGACCTCAGCAATTCGGGCAGTCGGGTCAGCCACAAACATCGACCTGCTTCTATTTGCCAAAGGCACTGGCGTTTTGAGAGCCGGATACGCTTCTGCGGCCGCAACTACCCCTGCGAACTTTTCTGCAAGCCGCAGCCTGCAAATCAAGGATAGCACCGGAACTGTCTATTATGTGCCGCTATCAACCGCGACTTGGTAACAATCTAGACGAAGATTAACATTGGAATGACATCACTAAGGCTCGTTTATACGGGCCTTTCTTTCCAAGGACATCCCATGAAACCGAAACTCGTGCGCAAGCCCGGACGCGTTCTCGCGTGGTCGTTATCCATGTGGTGCGTTTACCTCTCCGGGCTGCTCCAGATCGTTCCGTACGCCCTCCCGTATCTCGACGGATATATTCCGCGCTGGGCGTCCCTCGTCGCCCTGCTGGCCTCCCCAATCGGCGCCATCATCTACCAAGGAAACCTCCATGCCGATAAATAAGATTGTTCCTTCCAAGCGTGGGAAGGCTGCGATTGCGGCTGCTCTCATCGCGGCGGCTGTCGGCGGCTGGCATAGCCTCAAGGATAATTCGCCGACCGTTCACCCGCCGGCTGTCGTTCTCGCCACCAACACGCTGATCAAACCCTGGGAGGGTCTTGTCCTCAAGGCGCATTGGGATCCCTTCGCGAAGATCTACGACATCTGCTACGGCAAGACCCGGATCAACGGCAAGCCGGTCACAGCCAAAATGATCTTTACCAAGGCTCAATGCGATGCCTTCCTCGAGGAGGAGGTCTATGCCGATTATTATCTTCCGATCACGAAGCAGGTTCCGAAATATACGAGCTTCCCGGTGAGCTTGCAGGCGTCGCAGCTATCCGGTGGCTATAATTTCGGCGTCGGTGCCCTGATCCGATCGAGCGGGATGCGTGAAGCAGGGAAAGGCAACTATCGGCTGGCCTGCGAAATGCAAACCCGGTTCAACCAAGCCGGCGGCCAAGTCGTCAGTGGCCTCGTGAAGCGCCGCGAAAATGGAGACGCCCAACGAACCGGCGAAGCCGAATTGTGCGTGTCTGGCCTATGAGCGCGATCATCACCATCCTCTCGTCCATCGCATCATGGGCTCTGAAGACGTTCGGTCTCGCCGGCTGCGCGCTGGCCATCGTTCTCGTCTATTACAACGGGCTGCCGCTGCTGAACCGATATCTATGGCTCGCCAATGTCCCAATCATCGGGCAGTTCGCGGTCGGCCATGTCGAGAGCTACGCCACTGAACAAGTGAAGCTAGCCACGGCCAAGCAGGCAGCCATCTATGACGCCAAGCTTGAGAAAACCGTCTCCACCTTCGAATACGATGCTCTCGACGCTCAGATGGCCCAAGAGACGCGCCTGCGCACTGCGGCGGAACAAGCCAACACCGAAGCTTCGAAGCGCGCTGCGGCCTCTCAGCAGGCTAAGGAGACGGCAGACGGCGAACTTGCGCGCCTCCGGATCGAGGCCAGCCAGAACAAGAAGCTTTCGAGCCCAACTCCGGAGGATATTCAATGGCTTTCAGAGCATTGATTTCCGTTGCCCTTGGCGCAGCCGCGCTATCGGGATGCCAGACGACCAGCGCTCGGCTCAGTCAGGCCGCCATCACTCAGGGCGTTGCAAAGGCCTCTGTGCCGTTCCCAGATCTGCCGGCGGCTTGCATCGCCAAGATGGGCCGCGTCAAGGCTGGTGGCGAGCCTTGGGTCGTAACAATGAAGCGATGGGAGTTTCTTGCCGAAAATCGCGACCGCCTTTCGGCCGATTGCGCAGCATGGGGCGTCGATATGAAGACCAGCTATCAGAGCAAGTCTCAATGAGCCCCCGCATCAACTTCATTCTCTTCCTGCTCTTGGCCGGCACTCTCGCTTGCGCACTTGCCGCCGGGCTCATGTCCATCCCGCATTGAAAGGCATAATGCATGGAAAACGTTCCCTTGACGGCCGGAATGGTGGGGTCTGCTCTCGTGTGGCTATCCTCCATCATTGGGGCCTGTTTCGCCATCTCGCGGTTTTTCCATGGAAAGGTGAGGGACGTAGAAAAGCAACTTGACGAATACAAAATTCACGTTGCCGAGACATTTGCGACGAAACAGGGGATGCAGGAGCAGACTGGTCAACTTCTACGCGCCATCGAAGGCGTGGGAAACCGAATAGATGGGATGAGTGAGCGATTGGACCGCGCTTTCGAGCGCACGGTACCATCTGCGCCAACGCGCCGCTCACGCAGCAATCAGGGGTGACGGCCAATGCCCACACCCACATACAGCGATGATGAATGCATCGAAGCGGCGCAACTTCGTGCGCAATTCGGCTCGATATCAGATGCCGCCAGGGCCGCCGATAAACAATGGAGCTGGCTTGACAGACGCGTGAAAGAAGCTGTTCGGCGTGGACTGGCTGAACCGGTGCGCAGTTCTGGCGTCAAGATCATGGACGGCTTCGAAGTTGCTAAGGTGGCCGTTGGGCCGCGCGGAACAACTGTCGAGCAGCGTCCTCGCCGTGGCGAAGTCTTCAAAATCCCATTGGGACATCGGATTGCCGGCGTATCCGCTTTTGTTGATCCCGAAGGCCGCAAGATCGGCGAGTGGATCAAGACGAAGGAGGGTGAACGATCCGCCGAAGACGTTTCTACGATCATTAGAGCGGCGTTCGAGAACTTCACGCCCTGCGCGCCATATATCGCACCTCCGAAAGATAATGACGATGACCGCCTGACGGCATACATCCTGTGTGACTGGCATGTCGGGCTATTCGCTTACGGCAAAGAAACCGGTGGAGCCGATTGGGATCTGTCGATCGCTCGCAAGGTGCTCTCGGAAGCCATGCGGGAAATCGTAGAAACATCGCCGCCAAGCGCGAACGCCATCATTCTCGGGCTAGGCGACCTTCTCCATGCCGACAATAGCCGAAATCAGACTGAACGGTCGGGGAATGTCCTTGACGTGGACACTCGCTATTCGAAGTGTCTCGAGACCGTTTGCGATCTCCTGGTGGAGACATCGGAACTTATTGCCTCAAAGCATCGCCACATCGAGGCAACGTTCAAGCCGGGCAACCATGATGAAAACAGTACGAGCGGTATCCGACAGGCTCTTCGAATGTACTGGCGCAACCAAGACCGGATGAAGGTCGACACCTCCCCAGATCCATTCTATTGGCGCCGGTTCGGCGTCAGCCTGATCGGCGGGACGCATGGCGACAAGGCCAAGATCCCCGATCTGCCCCTCATCATGGCTAACCGCCGCAAGGATGATTGGGCGGCATCTTCGACCCGCCACATCCATTCCGGGCACATCCATCATGACACCGCCAGAGAGATCGGCGGTGTCACCGTCTTTTCTCATCGGGCTCCAGTCGCTCAAGACACCTATCATGCGGCCCATGGCTATCTCGCCGGCCGATCCGTGAAGAGCTTCACCTATCATCTGGAAAAGGGAGCCAGGGGATATTCCGAGGTGGAAATATGATCATCGGCCCATCCCTCAAAGTCAAAGTGAAGATGAACGGCTCAACTCCCATCTATGAGCTATGGGAGGACGATCGCTATCTCGGCGAGGTCTCTGTTCAGTGGGTCGTTGAAATGATCCACCAGCTCGCCGGTGCGCTCCGGTGGGTGAAATGAAAGATTATCGCGATTGTTCGCGGTGTCACGGAAGCGGTCTTATCCGCCTTCCCGACGTGGACCGATATAGGTTCATCGTCTGCGACAACGGCAAGCCCGTTGAACCGCCCGCATTATCCCCCAACGGGTCCGATCCCCGCTGATAAAGGGATAGATGCCATGCGCCGCTCATAGGCGCGAAATCCCCCGAAAGATTGACTCGCCTTCATCGCCATGCTTGAACCCGAAAAACAACGGGAGACTGCCATGGCCGAAATTTCCGACGTTACCAAACTGCGCCCAGATCTTCAGGAGCTATCCGACAACGAACTTCAACGCCGTATGGCCGAGTTCCAGATGGAAGTTGATCGTAGGCAGGCTGAGAAGGATCGTCGCGCCAAGGCTGCGGAAGCTGCCATCAAGAACGCCATCATCGAGAATTATCTGAATAGCCTTCGCGAGATGGAATCTCATCAGCTTCTGCCGGCCGAAGTCTTGGCGGTCTATACGAATGCTGGCGGGAATTTCACACCGCATTTGAAGCACAAGAAGATCAAGGCTTAGGAAAACCGTCTCTCGAAGTTTGGGGGAAGCGCTTAAGACGCCAATCTTTTCAATGGGTCAATTTTTCCTGTTTGGGGGCGTATCCTACTGAAATTGTCTGATAATGATACTCCTGGCGGGGGCACCATTCATTTTCGAAAGCCCTTGTATCTCAGGCTTTCCGCTTCATGTTTGGGGGCTCTGGGTTATTGTTTGGGGGAGTTTCGTTCGCCACCCGTTCGGCAACCCTCTTGGATGATCTAATTCCAAGCTTCGCCCGATCCGCGCCTCTAGTGTAAACTTCCGCCTGTTTTGGGTTCGCCCAGCCGAATTGAGCCATCAGTTCGTGAGCTGTCGCTCCCTCATCGGCGGCTATGGTAGCAGCCAGCTTCCGAAGGCCGTGAGCATTCTTCTGAACGCCGGCCTCACGGGCCGCAGACCCAAACCAGTTTCCAAAGCCTGCCTTACTGAAAGGCTTACCGTGCGATGTCACGATCAAGTGCAAATCGCCGGTCTTCATTGTCTCGATCATGTCCATGACGGATTGAGGCAATTCGACGGTAACGACAGATCCCGTCTTGCTTGTCCTGAAGGACAGAACATCGCCGCGCAAATGCTGCCGGCCCAGATCGGTCAAATCTCCCCGCCTGCTTCCCACATGTAGCAATAGCTCGAAAGCGAGCCGCTGCATCGTGCCTTCCTTCCAAATCTCCCGGAAGGCCATCGCCTCATCGATCGTCCACGCCGGGAATCCATTCGATTTCACCGGCAGTCTATCGACGCCTTCGCATGGGTTTCTTGTGACGTGATCGTTCTTCACCGCCCATTGGAAAAGCCCGTTCATGGCCTTGAGGTAGTTGTTGGCCTGAACCGGCGTCTTTGCCATATGGTCCATACGGTTGCGGATGTGCTTGGCAACGATCTTGGAAAACTCTATTTCCCCGTTCTTTGCTACAACATGCTTGAAGATGTTCGACCGTTGGCGTCTCGTGCCGGCAGAGAGCGTCACCCACGCGCCGCTTTCCATGTAGCGATCGATGAGCCATCGCATTGTTCTGGAGGCCGCTGGCGCCTTGCTACGTGGCCGTGGCTTCGACGCCAAGCATGCGGCGTAGGCCATATCAAATTCATGGCTGTTCGGATCTTCCGGTAGCCTGACGCGCGGCCCCTTGTCGACGCGGAAATATAACAGCACCTTGCCATACCGGGTGACGGTCTTCGTAACGTGTTTCGGCAGGGGCTTGGACATCCCCTCATCAGAGAGCAAAGTCATCCGGCAGTTCAACCTTGGTTGGATTGTGGATATTGGGGATATCGGGGGAAACTCTGATGATTTTCCCATTGACTTCGATCTCGACGCGCACGCCTTCGCTTTTGGCGATGTGGGCCATGCGTTTCAGATCGGATTGCTTGACGAGGGCTGAGGCTGTCATTCCGCCTCCTTTGCCTTAGCAAGGGCTCGGATAGATTGGGCGATGCCCCGGCCAACGGAATAGGTGTCTCCGTAATTCTCGGCGAAGCTCGCCACTTCCTCGAACACGTCGCCACGGAATGATCTCAGCAGCCCGATCAGTTCTTCGCGATGGGCAAGGAAAACGGCGCAGCGCTCCTTCTCGTCTTCCAACGCCTTCGCCATCTCGTCGCATAGGGCCTTGAGGGAGTCTCGTTCGGAGCGGAGAGCAGTTATCTCGTTGGCCGCATCTTTCAGCATCTGCCGGCGCGAATAGAGCAATCCGGTCTCAATCTCGGCGACTTCCCGCAGTCGGTTCACGATGTCAGTCATGGCTTCCGCCCCTCCTGTGCCTCTGAGAGGGTGGCGCGCGCGCTGGCCTTCCCGAGAAAAACGGGCCAGATGAGCGCATCCCAAAACCTTCCGGTTTCGTTGCAGTAGCCGGCGGCTATCAAACCGTAGAGGATTCCGCTCATTCTCACACCTCCCCTTGCTCAGGGGCGACGACGACGGCCAGAACATCGAAGGCCGCTTGCTTTGCGTTGTCGTAGGCCTTCCACACCGCATCGGATGCTAACGGGCCTGGGCCACCATTGACCGATGCGACGTAAACGTTTGCCGCATCCTTAATCTTCCGCAACCGCTCGTTCTCAGCCCTAAGCGCGTCATTTTCATTCATGAGATTGTTCTCATGCTGTATTTCTTCGGGTTCTATCTCGGGCGCCGTTGAAGCGACATCGTCAGGCTCATTCTCATATGGAACGCGTGATGAAAACACCTCAAGGGCCTTGTCCAGGGCGCTGCTTTCCGGATCTTCCAACCAGCCAGTGTCGAAAGCCTCGCGCGCTGCGATGACGAGATTAATCACGTCCTGCGGTAGCGCAGCTATCTCGGGTGCGGGGTCGCTTTGGAAGGTGGATAGGGCGCGGATATCCGACAAATCCCGCTTGATCCAATTCAGGTACGAGCACTCGCCAAACTCATCCTCGGCTCGTTCGATGTGGCGCTGAAGGCTCGCGGCAATCGTGTCCAACGCCTTCACGGCCACCGGCTCTTGCACCGCTGCGGGTGGGGGTGGGGCGGCGTATAGGGGTTCGATGATCTTTGACGGATCAAATGCTGGAAGCTTGTTCGACGTGACCCAATAATCGTTGAAGTGGTCTTTCCACCGCCAACGATATGCCACCGCCGCCTGCACTACCGTCCCGGCTCCAAGGGCGTAGTGGTAGGCGTCGATCAGTTCGACGGCGACTTTGGTGGCGGTCTCGCCGGGGAACGTGGAAGGGCTGCGCAGCTTAGCGGCTACCACCTCGATTGCCCTCTCATGCCGTTCAGCATCTACGGGCTTGACGAGATGAGGCAGGGCGGCGGAGAGAGCCGCATCAGCAAATTCATGCAGCGTCTTTGTTGCGATCGGGCCGCAATGAACTTCGCCGTATTGCAGCATTACAACCAAGCGTGCAGCCTCTGCGGCTTCCTTCGGTATCGTGGTCATGGTTGCTCCTTGGTAGAGAGGGCGAGGACGGTGACGAGGACGAGGGCTATGGCCGGCGAGGTCGCATGCTCAGCAAATTTCGCCCAATGACCCGTTGCAACGCCGTTGCGCTGGACGTGGGCTTCAATGCCGCGTTCGTCCTTGTCGATGCCCCAGCAGTTGGCATCCGGAAGCACGCGCCCTACCAGAGCAACGGCGGCGTCGATGGATGAGGTGAATGGCTTCGCGGTGCACCTGCCGCCGATGGCGATCTCGTCAGCCTCAGCTTCCAAAGCCGCGTCGGTCTCTTCCGAAATCTCCCAAACGCGGACGGACAACCAGAAATCCAACTCCCGGCTCGGCCCCTTCGCGCTCTCCAGCGCGGCAATCAGCTCTTCAAGCTTTTGCATTGGAAGAGCCCTCCAGTTTGGAGAGAAAGGCGCGTGCGGTATCGAGCGCGGCCCGCGTCTCGGGATAGCCGACGATGACCGCAGTGCCGCTGATATCGATCGATCCTCTGGCAAACGGTTCGATCACTCTCCGCATTTCTTCCAGCAGCCCATCTCTGTCTACCGGACCGCGATAAAGGCCTACGATGTCTTGGGTATCTGTTCCCAGATTTGTGCAATCACACTCTTTTTGGTCGTCGACCAAAGTTCCGCACGTATCGCACATCATGAAGGCAGGTTTCTGCGCTGTTGCAGTAAGCTGCAGATCACGGCGTGCCTTTATATTCGCTATTTGCTGCTCAAGCTCGGCTATGCGGGAGTCGGCGGACAGTTGGATGTCGTTGGAGGCGTTCATGGCTGTTCCTCGCGGTAGAGCGGGCGATATGGGAGGGATTGCTTGGAAGCGGCGGGTGCGTCCTTCTCGGTCTTCGGAAAGCCCTGGCTCTTGATCTTGCCAGTTGCGCGCACCGCGCCGGACGCTTTATCGCGCTGCCGATCAGACTTGCGGATCTGGCGGATATCGTTAGCCGTCTTTTCAGAATGGCAGACGCGGCAGATGAGCCGACCATTGGCAACCGTCGGTTCGCCGCCGAGAGCGCATGGCAGGATATGGTCAACCTCGCCTTCGCCGGGCTTGAGAGTGGCGCTGCACTTTTCACAGCGGCCGGCGGCGCGGGCGATGATCGCGGCTCTGGTCTTGCGATTGAACTCGAGACGGTTCGCCATCAGAAGTAATACTCCTGTTGATGAGCCCGGCGCGGTTCCTGTGGCGCATGCCGGCAATAGTCCTCATGCCCGGCAAGCCGAGCGATGCGCTTGCAAAAATCGCAGACGTGTTCACGGACGGCATCCCGAGGCGATACGCGGGACAACGGAACTTTGACATGGCCATTGCCGTGAGCTTTAGGCTCGAATGGAACTTCGCCATCATCAAGAGCCCCCGGCTCGATGAAGCAAATCAGCTTCGAGCCCTTGGCTTGGATGACCGTTGCTGGCCATTTGCTGATATAGGCATCTTCATCGCCTTCAGGCTGATAGCCGATCGTCTCGACGAAAACCGCATCGCCGGGATTGAAGGCCAAGCGCTTCCACTTGCACTTCCATTTCAGCGAAGTGACGCCGAGGCCGGCTACTTGAGCCTTTACAGCTTCGCGAGCGTGGCAATAGCCGGCTCCGAAAATGCAGCCTGTGCAGGTTCGATAAGTCATGCTGCCTCCTTGATGGGCGTTACCCGGTCGAGCAGATAGCAGCCGGAAATCCCTTCCAACCAAATGACGGCAGAGTGACCGGATAGGACTTCAGCTTTCGACCGTGTGACGGTGATCGATCCGGCGCCGTCATCTTTGCGGAACGATACCTTTTGGCCGACCGGATAGCGGGAGTTGAAGGCGTCGCACTGCGCTTGCAGCGTTGCGGGGGTTGGTCGCTTCATGACTCGCTCCTTTCCTTCAAGGCAGCGTCACGAGCGACGTTCAGCCTCGACATGGCTGCATCACTGCCGCCGGTATCGGAATGCGCCTGCTTGGCCCTGTGCCGCCATGCTGTGTTGATTTCATCGGCGGTCGCGGTTCTGGATACGCCGAGTACTTCAGACCAGTGCTGAGCTTCGTTTGATGGCAGAGCTGTAAAGCCGGTGAACATCTCGGCGATGGATGCAACGCCGTAGCGCTCTATCGCGCGCGTAGCCTCGATATGCTTGGCAATAGCCGCAATGTTGTCAGCAACCCGGTCGTATCGATCGCAAGGCAGGCAATGAGGCTTGCCGGAGAGCGTGAAGTACAGGGCAACGCCTCGGTCGGTCGGTTCGGGCTGGCCAGAGCGCGGGAGGCCATCAAGCCGAAGCTGGACGTTCGAGGATATGACATAGTTCCTGGCACCAAGCCGATCGATCTCGCCTTGCAGCCGTCCGAGTGCGTCGGCAACCGTCAGAGATTCCCTGCTTGTTCTCACAGTCTTTCCGAATGCCGCTCTGGTCGGTGACTTCGTGCGCGGCCGGCTCATCGGCCATTGGAGAGGATAGGCTTGCGTCATGATGACACCTCCGCATCCTTGCGATGCATATGCCGGCGAACCCTGTGGCGCATGCCGTCGATGATGGATGACATCTCACGAACATCTTCGAGCCGATGCTGATTGGCGAAGCGATCCAAAGCGGAGACGAGATTGAAAACGTCCAAGTCCAGCTTGTCGGCGGCGATCTGGATGGCGGTCCGATATTCAGCCATTGCCGCATCCGATCTCATGTTGATCACAGCCCACAACACCGGCCACCATGGCGAGCCCATCGGACTTTTCGAGTTCTCCCAAGACGATCTGACGGCAATAGCCATAGGCTGCCTCGGCCTTGCGGGTGACGATCTCGGAACATCCATCCGGCTTTGGATAGGATGCCAGCGCCGCGACTTTCTGGGCCTTCAGGACGCCGATATCGCCTCGGTAGTTGGTAGCGGCCCACAGCATGCGGACCACGTTCCTGAGCCATTCCAGATCGACAGAAGAGGGAGCACCAGACGACGGAGAGGGGGCGGCGTCGTCTGGTGCTGCGGAGACCGAAGGGGGGCGGTCATCCGCTGGTACCGGCTCCAGGGGGGCGGAGGAGCCGGATTCTTGAATGTGATCGTCTGGCAGGGTGAGGATGATACCCTGCTCAGAGAAATGACGGATGATACCGTCAAGATATTTTGTCTTCTGCGCCGTTGTCATAAGACGCGTGACGGGCAGATCAATAGGCTCTCCCATGATCTTCATCTTGTGCTCATAGGGCATCGGCTTGAGGATTTCGTCATACCGGATGCGGAACGCTTCATTGTCATCGCGAAGGATCGGAACGCCAATGGTGAGCTTGCAATAGGCTCGCACCTCAGCCGGGGTCATATCCCCGCGCTGCTCGGCAATCTCCTTCATCCAAAGCATCTGGAGGCGGTTCTGTGCCGTGCTACGGTGCTTCCCATCTGTCAACGACAACGTGAATGGGAATTCCCTGTTTTCGATAAGGCGAATAACCATCGCCTTTTGTTGGTCATTCTCGATTGTCCGGTTGACCGTGCCCATCAGCGCCTCCACTCGGCTGAAAGCCCAGCTCTTGTTTTATTGTTGAAATGACCCGAACAATGGCACGAGCAAAACATCTGCTTAGAGTACCGTGGAGAAAATGTCTCTTTACAGCATTTGCAAATTGCTGAATCAGGTCGATTCTTAAGCCGCGCTATGTATTTCGGTGCGTTCAAGTTCTCTTTTTGAGTACCCCAAGCGAGGTTCGCAGGCCTATTGTTGCGGGCATCTTCGTCAATGTGCATGCACACGTGGGTTGGGTCTACTTTACCCCCGTTGAAAGCTTCGCACACCAGAGGAGCAACCTTATATGTCCGCCCTTTATGGACAATTATGAATCGGCCATCAGCTTTGTTCCAGACTCCCAAATAAGGGTGCCCGCCATATCGTCTCATCCCACCGTAGGGCATTTCCTTGTAGTGTGGCGAAACCATTATCCGACCCTCGTCAGAGACTAAAAAATGCGGTGCACTTGGCACAGTTTTCCATACTTCCTTCATCAGGATGCCCTCTGCTAAAATGGGATATCGTCGTCAAGATCGCGAGAGAAGTTGGCATTCCTGCCTGATGCTTCGCCACGAGATTGACTGCTGGAACGATTGTCGTCCTTTGGGCGAGGTGGCATCAGAAGGATAACGAACTCGCCGTCTGCAGGGGCCGGAACGGCGTTCAGTCGAACTGTAAAGCCATCCTTATCCTTCATGGGCCATGCCGTGCCAATCGTAGTGAATTGGCTCTTTTCGTTTCCGTCGCGGTCCTTATAGCGGCGCACGGCTACTGCATCGTATCTCGTGGTCATGCTGCTTCCTTTTCAAGGTAGGTGCGCCGAGCCGCAAACTTAGAAGCGGCGGCTTGCTTATATTCAGACGACCAACCGTCCTTGATGGCTTTGTCTTTCCATTGGGAAGCACAGCGATCTACAGCCGCCAGAGATCCGCAATCGATCAGATCTTTTTCGATCTCCTCAAGGTCTCTCTTTTGGGCAGCGGCGGAAGGCTTGGGCGCGTTCGGCATGCGCACATGGTTCCACGGATCATCGGTCCAGCTCTTCCAGCGATTTTTTCCGCCAGATTCATAGCTTTCACAAGGAACCCATGGGGTCGGCATGGCATAAAGGTATCGACCTATGCCCCACTTTACCGCTGCGCGCTTGAAAGCGTCTGAGATGGCACCCTTTTCGGCCTCGACGTCTGTATCGCCCGCACCGTCCGCTTTGGTGATCCATTCACCGTCAACCTTAATCGACAGGTAGCAGATCGTCCTTGGCCCGCTGAACTCATAGCGGTCCTGCCAACCATCCGAACCGATGATGCTATCCAGGCGGTCCATAACGTCGCGGGCGTCGATATAGGCGAGTGCAAGTGCCTTATCGCCATTCTTGGTTACGGACTGCGCACGCCAGCTAATCGCGTCTCGGGGGAACTCGGAGAACAAGAGTTTGATGTCTTCGGTGGTCGCCATTACGCAGCCTCCCCAAGAGCAGCCATCATCTTGCGGTGGATCGTCCGCGTACGATCAATATCACCTCGGCAGTAAGAGGCGATGACCTCATGTTTGCCTTCGGCGAACAGCCTGCCGATCATCGAACCGTCAATATCGCCTTTGCCTTCAATGCCGAGGGCGCGGCAAAGATCATCCATGCTGATGGTATCTCTCGGCCCCGCCCATGCCGTCATAGTGTCGAAGATGCCGCCATCCCACGGCTTGGGGTCTTTGGGGAACCATGCAGGAACCCGGATGCCCAGAACCATGCATCGCTGCCAGATAAACTTGATATCAAAACCGGCGATGTAATGCCCGACGATGGTCGGGAATCCATTTCCGATCAGATCACTGGTTATTTCAAAAAAGCCTTTAATTGCCAGCATTTCAGAAGCGGCGTTAATTGGCCACGATATGGATGTTGCGGGGCTATCATTGAATGCCAAGCCGATGCAGCAAATCTGACCAAAGGCCGCGTCAAAAGAGGTTTTGGCAATCGCCTCTTCGAGAGCTGCGGGTTTCTGCTCAGTTTCCCAAGCCTGGATGGTTTCAGCCTTCTTCATCTGCGCTGGCGGCTTTACCTTGGCCGAGATAAAAGCTTTCGCCTCTTCGCTCTGGACTGGCACAGTTTCGATATCGAGATACAAATAACTCATGTCAGCGCCCTCAATCGATGTACTGGATATCGAGCTGGCCCATCGCTTCAGGGGATTGGGCCGTTTCTCGGAGAAGGGATGACAGGCAACCGCCGCAAGCGGTGAAGCCCTGCCTCGTATATTTCAGCAGCCGACGCATCGTGGCGACAGGATAGGTGATCTTGTGAACAGCCAGCTTGCGGCGTCCCAGATCCCATAGGGCATATGGTGTGGTGACTAACTGATCTCCGTCGAGCGCGAACATTGTGATCGTGTAATCGAAGCTGTCGATCACCTGTTCAGCATTCTCGTAGAAGCGAAAGCGGATGGCCTGGACGTCGATCGGCAAGTCAGAACCCTCGACCGCGCCGCGCCAATGCTTGTGATGTTCGGTCTCACGCACGAGCTTGAGATTCGACGGAAGCCGAGCTTCCCAAGCTGTCATGGCGTCCGCAGACGAAAAGAAGAAATCGAAGTCGCTATCCATGGCGTGGCCAATAAATGTGCGACGGAGAGCGCCGCCGGCTAACCAAGATCCTTGACCGATGGCTTTGACGACACGATCAACGTCTTCGGGATTGCATCCGGAGCGTTCGCAGAACTCATGAAAGTCTGTTCTGAAATAGGTCATTCGGCTGCCTCCCTTATGATTTCCATGGCGCGTTCGCGTCCGATTTCCTTGATGGCGTCCGTCACTGTCTGGCGAAGCTGGAATTCAATGAATCCCTCTGGATTCAAAGGCTTCACTATTCGTTCGACAATCGAACCGATACGCAGCCGGTCAGCGTCAAATTCGGCTACTTTGCCCACGCGACATTCTCCTGATTGATTAGATTTGAAGTCCGCTCCTGCTGCTCACCCTTGATGGCGCCGAACGCGAGAAGGCCGGCCGTTACGGCGCAAAGAACGGTGAAAGTGAGTGCCGAGAATGTCGCCCGATTGTATGCGCGCCATTCTGCGTTCTGATCGGCGGTGAGCTGCTTGGCGCGGGCCATATAGGTCTTCTGCTGGCAGTGGCCGGCGGGGCAACCGCATTCGCCGTAGGTGCGAAAATCGCAACGATGGGTCATGACCGGCTCCAATACAGATAGGATAGGCTGACCAGACCGGAGAGAATGCCGATCGTTATTTCGGTGAAGATGTAGGTCATGACCGGCCTCGCTTTTGTTTATATTTCGAGGTCCGAACGCTATTGCAGGCACGACAATGCCGAGCCCCGTTCGGCGCGATGTAGGTATTTTTGTCATTGAATTCATGGCCGGAACGGCAATGGGTTAGACGGGCTTCAATTGCCGTAATCCCATTACTTCTGAGAATGTTCTCTTTATTTGTAACGGCCTCAAGATGAGCAGGATTTACGCATGATGGATTCCTGCACAGATGATCAATGGTTAACCCGTTGGGTATTATGCCGATAAACGCCTCATAAGAAGCACGATGAGCTTGTTTGGAAAGGCCATGGACCTTGGTTTGGCCATATCCATCCCTGTCCCTTCGAAGAGACCATTCCCAACACCCAAAATCGGAGATTACAGATCTTTCCCGAATTCTATCCTGCAATGATAATTTGAGACGCGGCATTTAACGTCCCTCCGCCTTGGCTAGCGCGTCGATGGCCCCGGAAGACAGACCATCCGATCCAAGACGCTCAAGCTGCGCGACGGCATTCTTGAGCGCAGCCAATAGATCAGGAGCAGCGGCGATCAGGCGAGCGTTGGCTTCGTCCATCAGGTTGCCGGGCTCGATGTGGACATTTGCCAGAACGCGCATTTTGTTGGCGGTTGTGACAATGTGCCAATTCGGATCGTCGCTTGGCAGGTCAGCGTAGTAGATCCAAGGTCCCGGAGTATGCTTTCTCATGCCGAAGGCTGGGCCTCCGTTGTCGATCATCTCTTTCATTGAATGACCTCCGTGCGGCCGCCGTGGCGAAGAACTTCGCCGTACTTGCCAATTGAGACTTGAGTGTCGGAATATTGGCCCAACGCCTTCTTGACTGCCGTCTCCGCGTCCTCGCGATAGGCATCAAACTCGCGCTGCAAGGCGTCCAATTTTGCTTTATGCTCGCGCTCAATCTCGTTGAGCCGGTCGGATGCCGGCGGGCTATAGAACGCCATGCCGTAGCACTCGTGAGAGCCCGCCAAAGCGTGGCCCATTTCCTTGCGTTGCTCTGCCGTCATCGTCTCGACAATATGGAACAAACCCATCTCGTCTAAAGCGATCTCGAAGGCTTCCTGCCAGTAATCTTCGCCGGTCATGGTCATTCCGCCGCAACAGAGTGAACGGAACCACGAGGGCTGATCTCAGGCACTCGGACATACAGAGCCTCACGACGGGCCTTAGCCCTGGCGCGCTCCCTGTCGTCATGCCTGTGGTGACGACGGTCGTCCTTGACCAGCTTGAAGCCGAGGACGGCTATCTGGGCATCCATGAGGAACCATGTTCCTTCGATGGGGGTGAGGTATTGGATTTGGAGATCGCGGGTGGTCATAAGCAAACCCTCCTGTTGAAAATCACTTTCGAAATCCCGCTTGCCAAAGGCGGGATGCCGAACTTGATCGGCTTAGTCGGCAACTCTCCGGGCCTGTTCGGCGAACGGATCGAATTCACGCGAGACACGAAATTCGTAGATGCCGGGATCAAGGTCATATCCGCCGTGCGGGTTCGCCGCGTCCTGAAAGAACGACTGCGGTTCATCCAAAATTGCGAAGAATATCTGCATGCCAGCCGGGACGTTGTTGATGCGCTCCATCACGTCGCCACCGGTCAAGACATGATGGTGACCACTTTCAGAGTGGGAGATGACGAAGCCTTTCGCGATACGATCGACTTTCTTCGTCTCCATGCCGGCGGGAAGAGCATCGATCTTGACGATCCTGCATTCGCCCTGCTGTCCAATTACCTGTTTCATATGCACTTTCCTTTCAGGTTCTACGCTCGGGGTGGATGTATTCAGATTGTGGGTCGCCGATCCGCCATGCCTGTGCGGCCAAGGCGGTATTGATCGGAAGCCCATCGATGTCGGAGATGCGGGGTACGCCTTCACAGATGATTCCGTTTCTCGGACATACGGCCTTGAGGAAGCGTCCAGGCTCAGGCAATCCCGGCAATGTCAGCTCGATAAGCTCGCCGATGTCAGGGTTTGCATGTTTGTCAACAGTCTTAGCTTCCAAAACATCGAACATTTTCGGCCAACCGACGATGGCCGCGCCAGCGGCTCTTTGCTCAACATTTTCCGTCTTCAGGATTTCGACTGGATCGACGTTCTCGCGATCGTTGATCCAATGCGCAGGCACAGTAGTCCCGTGCCATGAGTACATTTCGTAGCCGTCCGAGAACGCGACTGACGGGCCGATCTCGCTATGAAGTCTGTTCTCATCGTCCTTACGGATGATGGTAGGACGATCGCTGATGAACGCTATGCCCTTGTAGGCGTACATCCACCCGCTAGATCTGGCGTACTCAAGATAGGCGTCAAAATGCGCCGACTTTTCATATTTCACGCCGATGTGCCGGCCGAACTCATAAAACGCGAGCCACGGCGCATCCATGCCGCCCCAGAACCACGTATCGACAAAAGAGCTGAGATTAGCCCTGAGATTAGCCCAGAGATTAGCCCCGAGATTAGCCCCGAGATTAGCCCCGAGATTAGCCCTGAGATTAGCCCTGAGATTAGCCCCGAGATTATCCCCGAGATTAGCCCCGAGATTAGCCCTGAGATTAGCCCTGAGATTAGCCCTGAGATTAGCCCTGAGATTAGCCCCGAGATTATCCCCGAGATTATCCCCGAGATTAGCCCCGAGATTAGCCCAGAGATTAGCCCAGAGATTAGCCCAGAGATTAGCCCAGAGATTAGCCCCGAGATTAGCCCCGAGATTAGCCCCGAGATTAGCCCCGAGATTAGCCCTGAGATTAGCCCCGAGATTAGCCTTCTCTTCCGCGCCAGCCTTGAAGTGCCGGAAGAAGTTGATAGCCATAATGCACTGTGCCGGGCTGTCGAAATGCATCACCATAGGCTCAGCTTCGCCAGCAGCGGCATAGAGAGCCTTGACTGCGGCAGTCGACTGATCGCGATCAACACGCGCCGTAGACAGCCCTACGGCCAGCCAATCGGCTCGAAATTTCGGAAGGTAGGCTTCCTGCTCCGGTGTGAGTTTTTCGATTTTCATATTCATCCCCTTCCGCCCCTAAGCGGATCTAGTGGTGGTGGTTAAGCGGCGACGGCTTCGGAATAGGCATCGCTCCATTCAAGCGCGGCGTGCCGACCAATTACCGACTTGTCGTTGCAGATGACGGCCTCGATGCGCTTGAAAAGCTCAGCCTCGAAAGCATCCACAGTGCGATCCCGATGAAGCATCGTGCCGCCGTCGAGCATGACGGAGCGGACGTAAAACTCGCCGGGATAGTCAGCGCCGGCATCCACCAGCTCAGCCGTGCCGCCGATCAGCATCCCGGTCTCGGTCTTGCCGTTCAGGACGATTGCGAGTTCATCAAACTGGAACAAAATCTCAGACATGCCCTCATCCTCTCGTTTCCATCCCGGTTTCGCTCGGCGCCTGGTGGCTGGCTCATTCCGTTTGGTGTGAGGATGTTGTACAGACTAACTATACATTATGCAAGAGGCGCTGAGAAAAAAGTTTAGAAAGACTAGACAATAGCCGATGGCGAGGACTACACATAGCAAATCGATGGGCGACCGGGTGCAATTCCCGAGCTGATGAAGCCCAAGGCGCGGGAAGCGAAAGTCCTTAAGTGCGCTGTCAGAAAATCAGGACGAGGTAGGCTAATAGCCCCTCTGGCACGCGTCCCATCCCGGCTCCGGCCTTCAGGACTTGGCCATGGTTTCCCCGCCTCATGGATTTGGTTCCATGGGGTAGGGGGAAGCTATGGCCGGAACCCTCCCTCTCCATCCTTCAAAACCAAAGGAAAACAAGATGGATAGAAGAAAGATAACTGAAGAAGAGATTGAATCTCAAAAGACAGAGAATGGTGGATGGACGCGTGATACGCTCGCACAATTTGGTGTGCCGTGGCCGCCGCCGAAGGGCTGGAAAGATGCTTTTATGAAAAGCGGTGCGCCGTATCAACCTGAAGATTGCAAGAGAATTTAGCTCTTGAAATGCTTCAATAGAAAATTGGCTCTGTCGATAATTTCATGCACGGCGGTGATTTCTGAATATGGCTGCTCTGTGCTGAACGTTGATTCGAGCCTGGCGATTATCTCTGCGGTTACAGATCGATCATTTGCCTTAGCAGCAGCAGCAACCTTTTGTTTAAGGTCGGCCGCGATCCGCAAATTGAATTGAGGGTCATCCTTCGCCATGGTGCACAAATGGCACAAAAATATATCGTCTGATATGCACCACCGATCTACCACTTTTCAACTTGCGAAGGCGTGGTTAGTAGGTAGTAATCACACAGGGCGCTAATTTAGTCTTGGTCCGTTTCCTCAAAAAAAACGCGAGAAAAGAATAAGCGGATCGACCTATAAAACGTTGGGTTCTTAAGTGGGAAATAGCAAAGTTGAGGCGAAAAAGCCCAAAGCGAGGGGAAGGTATGTCGGCGTTAGAACAAAGTATTTGGGGGCAGGATTCCCCAGAGGGAGTAGCAATAATTGCCCAGGAGCCGCTTCTTGAGTTGATCATTGCTTATCGTAATGGTTTAGCGGATTTCGCAGCCCATGCACCGGAAGATCCATCTGCTTCGTATCACTATGCAGAAGCGTCATATCGCGCCCCACGAAATGCGCTGGAGGCGTGGGTCGGTCCAGCGCGCACCTTTTCGGGAGCAATAGCAGCCTTGAGAATGGCGAGGGACGCGGACCAGAACGATGACAGCGAAATCGTAAGTGTCATGGTCCTAGCCGCATTGGGATATTTCGAAACAGTATCTTGAAATTCTCTATTTCGAAGTTTTGCGCCGCCGATCGATCGGCGACCATTTAGCGATGACAATATCGGTAATCTCGATCTCGGTATCGCTGTCGCCTGACATTTCGATATCTACTTGCCAGTCTGGATCTGTGCTTTCTGGGCGTAATAACCAATGCCCTTCTTCCCATATCAGAGTTTTGGCTGTGTATTCCGCTAATCCGTGCTGAAGGCGTCGAACAATCACTAGATCCCCGTGTTCCGGTTTCATGCCACCAGCGTGCAGCTCGACTGCATGCAGATACTCTCCGTTTGCGGCTATCTTGTTGATGCTATTTCCCGAGACCCGATAAAGCCTTTGCCCATAACCAGGGTAATCAGGATGGGTCGCTACTGGCTCATACATCCTTTCAAAGCGAACCGTTCCTTCCTTCCACATGCCGGCGGCAACTTCGCCGACGACCTCTAACCCTATTCTTGGGTAGGATGGGTCACCATCATCGACGCCGTTGACGAGCCAATTAAGCGGCTTTCCCGTCGCCTCGGCAATCGACTGCAGCGTTGAATGACGCGGCCGCACTTCACCAGATTCCCATTGAGCCACAGCGCCACGGGTTTTCCCGACAGCGTTGGCGAGCTGCTCTTGGGTCATCTTTGCGTCTGACCGAGCCTTAAATATCCGTTGGTTTAGTTCCATGGCTGGAGCATAGCCATCTGCCTGTACAAAATCTTCGATAGTCTCACTTGACGGCGCGTTAGTTAAACTGTACATCTTGATCATTCTCGCTACACAGGGAGTGCGGAAGTGCAGAAGTTGGAAGGAATGGACGCCGTTCGAGACAGGATGCCATTGGCTCGCCTGGCTCGAGAGATCGGCATCACGCGGGGCGCGGTAGCGCAGTGGGACAAGGTTCCTGCTGAGCGCCTTGGCGATGTCAGCCGTGTGACAGGAATATCCTTCGAGACACTCCGCCCCGATCTGTTTAAGGCTGCGGAGACAACAGCATGATCGAGAAAGTTTTCACCAGCGATTATCTCTGCTTTGAGCTTTCGGCATTAGAAGCTCGCGAGAGCGAAGCGGAAAAAGATCTCGATATCGCTCGCCTTCGCCATCAGTTGATGAAGGTCCTCTACGAGGTCGGCAATGCACTCCACAGCAATTTTGTAGCCGGTGATGAAGCCAAATGGCGTCACCCCGGCCAACGTGAATCTCTCATCACCCTGAGTGATTTGGCGAAAACAGCTCATAAAAGCCTCTCGGAGGATGCAGGATGACCGCCACCTCCCTAATCCACCATCCCAGCGCTTTGATCATCGATCATCTCGTTAAGAGCGTTCCGAAGCTCAATGGCCGTCATCAGGCCCATGACGAACCTGTGGCTTGTAACAGCCTCTCCGTCCTCGTCAGGGGATCGACCGAGGCCGACCACGATCCATCCAAGGATGACGGATTTTTCCGTGACGAGATCAATAAATTCCACGGTTTCATCTTCGATGCGGCGGCTTTTCTCGTCCACGGTCTTCATCTCTCCCATAAGTTAAATTCGATTTATCATGAATACTCGCAATGGGCGAGACTGTTGGAAGCCGTTGTTGACGGTTCTTCGACGCTGAACGGGCGCAAGGCGGTGGCGGCATGACCCAATGGAACCAAGATATCTCCACGGCTCCCCTTGATCGCCGGATCTGGCTCGCCACGAAATGTGAGAAGGTCTCCGTCACTCGATGGAATGAAAAGCGCAGCGCATGGGATGGCCTCGCGACTGGTGAGACGCCGATCGCTTGGCAAGCCTATATCGTTCCAACCCACCCCAATTTTGAATCGGACAGCGGCGCGGCAGCCTTTACAGGCGCCAGTCCACGGACACCTGCTTGTGCAGACACGCCGCTGTCCGACCGAGAGTATGTGGAGAGGATCGCCGACCGGGTGATTGCGGAGCGATCCGACCTCGGGCTGAACATCGTCACCAAGCATTCTGCGATCAGCCTTCCAGTTCTCGATGATGTCGGCGGGGGAGTTTGATCCATGAGCATTTCATCATTTTCTATTGGCCTGCTCGTCGGATTTATCGCCGGGTTCATGGCTGGAGTCGTGGGCGGCGGATTGATCACTGATGACCGCATCAAGGCTGGATACTTCGAATACCAAGGCCATGCCTACCGTGTGACGGAGATCGGCCAATGAACCAGTCCCCCAAACACTCCCCACGCGAACCGGTCGGATTCGATTGGCTCGAGACTTTCCGAGAGAAGTTCTCCGATGAATTCCCAGAGGATCAACTCGCCCGTCGTGCCGTAGAGCGCAATGTCGCGGCTGATCGGGTTCAAGTCTCCAGACCTATGAGGGGGGCATGAGTGAGATGATCCCTTGGTTTGGCGGCTCTATGCCGGTAGCGCCTGGAACGCTGGTTGAAGTTGACCTCCGCTTCGGGAAGGTGAAGTGCTCGCCGTCTGGCGAAGGGTATGCAACCCGGTGGACGTGGGGCGGCCCTCAAAATGGGTTTGACGACATTCTTGCCTACCGTGTTTGCGGTGAGCGCCAGACCGATATCTCCATCTTCAAGACCATGCTCAACCCTCAGAACGAGCAGGTGTCGGCATGACCATTCTCCTCCAAGCCGGCGCATTTCTCTTCATCGCAGTGAGCTTCATCTTCTGCTGTGGTCTGGCCATGATCGAACAATGGACGGCGAAGGCCTTTCGCAAGCCCATACAGCGCCGTGAGGCCGTGATCATCCCTTTCCCTGACCGTTCCAGCACAAGGAGGGGAAAGCATGTCTGACGCCATCGGTTGTCTTATCATTGCTGCTCTGACTGGTGCTTTCTTCGGCTTTGGAATTTTCATGATTGGGAGGATCGCTCCCAAGGATAGCGGCGATGAACACGGAGCATCTGAAGGCGACCTTCAGAATTTCTGCGTCCGCGCCATCGAGGATGAGTTTCACGGGGAGGGGCGTTGATGCCTTCCTCCCAATCCCCTACGGCCCTTCAATTGTTCCGCAATGGCCACGATACCCGGGCCATCGCTACGGTTCTCAATATTTCCGAGGCTGAGGCGCTTCATCAAGTTTCCAGCGAGCGAAGCACCCTTCTCGGCCGTCCAAATCCATATCCTTCTTACAAGGTTCCGTGGCCTTCCGGCCGTGTTTCCTATGCGGGGCGGGAGTAGCTCCTTTCGAATGCCGCCGCCTTCCCGACGAATATCAATCTATCGGGATCGGCAGACATGACGTGTTCAGAAACTCAACATTTGGCAATCAAAATCAAAACAGGGAATGAGGCGAAAGCGATGTCTTTAGTTGACGCATATAGCCCAGAAGAAGCGAGGTTACTCGCCCGGAAGATGTTTGAGCGTGAATGCTCAGGATGGGGCGATGAAACTCGCGCCATAACGAAGCTTGCCCGCCAGTGCGGCATATCGGCGGTCAGCTTCAAACGCCTGATGAAAGGTGAGCGGAAGATCTACGACACCGTGCTCTGCAACAGAGTCCGATCTGTCTATGTGAACTTCTGCCTATCGCTCATCAAGCAGCTTGAGCACGAGGTTAAGGCGGTTGAGGAGGTGCACGGCCATGATGCTGTGTCAGATATTCTCGCAGGCGTGGAAGCTCTGGAAGCTAAAGCGCGCGCTGCGAAAGCAAGGATCCCCGAAAAAGGAAGATAGATAAATGAGCGCAGCAATGGGTGATAACAGTAGCAAGGCTGACCGCGAACGCAGAGTCTCGTTCAGCTACTACCATCGAAAAGACCGTGACATCGCGGCGAAGATCCGCGAGCTCAATGAGCAGAAGAAATCGAACCGGCAGAACGCGAAGGCCGCCGGCTTCCCAGCTCAAAAGCTTGACCATTATCTGAAGTCATTCCTCGCAGAGGATCAGCAGAAGCCAGTCGACAAGCTCCGGTCGGAACGCGAAAATTTGTCTTGGTTGGGCTACATCCATGAAGATCCTCAAGGCGATCTCCTCTCCAACCGTGTCAGCGGCGAACAGCTTGTCCAGGCCAAGGGCTTCCATGCCGGACTGAACGGCCTTGATCGCGTCTCTGGATACGACGGCGGCAGCTCAGATGATCGCCTCTGGCTGGAATCGTATGATGCCGGCGCCAAGGAATATGAAACCGTTCTCCCCGACTTCGAAGCTCGAATCAAGGCTGCATCCTCGAAAGAGGAACCGCCGGCAAGTGGTGATGATCCATTCGCCAGTTCCGAAGACAGCGAAGAGTGGGCCTCGGCGGCTCCCAACACTTCCCACTGAAGCGGCTTGGCTACAGAAAAAGGAGCATTAACAAATGCATGGTGTAGTTCAATCAAATGGAACAGTAGTCGAGTCTAAAGAATGGCTTTGCATCACGTTCGCTGATGGCCGGAGATATGTTGGGCGCTTCTCCGGGGTTTATGAAAATCCCTCCCTTGGTCGCATGTACTACCTATCGTTTGCGAGGCCAGTCGATTGTTCGGAGCCAAGCGACACCATCTTCTGCCCGTTGCGCGACGGTAATGGGAGCGAGGCCGCCCTTGATGCGGCCATCCCCATCGAAAAGCCGATCAGGCGCAAGGGAGCATTGGTGATCATGCCAAAGGTTCCGATCGGCTCAGTTATCCACTGACTAGTCTCTCCTCCCGAGCCCGCGCTTTCCTCCTCCCGGCGCGGGCCACCTATCCAGACGCAAATGTCTGGAGCTTTCTCTCATCAAGTAGGTTCGCATGGCCACGATTTCTCTTGGCGGAAAGATTGAAGCCGCCCTCGAAAAGGAAGGTACCAGTTTTGGTGCTCCAGCGACGGCAATGGCTCGGGCCATCCTCGATACCGTAGTTCGAGAAGGCATCGTTCAGGATATCTTGGCAGGGGTTCAGGTTGAAGAGTTCGTAAGGGGCCGTGGGCGCCCAAGGACAAAGCGGGCCGCACCGCACGGCATTCGTGAACCAAAATATACATTCAATGGCCGACCGGCCAAATTGGAAGAGTTGAGCGCTATAGCGGGCGTTCCTCAAACCACTATTCGCAACCGTATCTCGCGTGGCGTCCCGGTTGAACAAGCCATCATCATGAAAAATCAGAACTTCAAAGCGAACAGAGGGGAACGCGAGGAATGCTAAACATACCCTTTAAGTGGACGGATCAGAATGTGGCCGTTCTTCAACGGATGGTCAGGGACGGTTCAAGCGCCACACAGGCTGCCGATCGCCTTGGATGTTCACGGAATGCGGCAGTAGGCAAGGCAAGCCGCCTTGGCACTCCATTTCATTCCGAAATTCGGCTTCCGGCGGTTCTTGTAAAGCGAAACCTCGCGAAAAAGGCTGAAGCGGCCGCCAATGCCGTGAAGAAGCGCCTTCCATGGACGCAGGAACGCTTGCTGAAGGCGGCGGCTCTATGGGCGCGTAATGTCTCGGTTCCCGCTATGGCGCAGAGCATGGACGTTTCCACGTCTACTATGACTGATGTCGTCAAGCGCTACCCGCAGCACTTTCCTGAGCGCGTTCAAGCTAAAAACTGGAGAGTAGCAAGAGTTGATGTCCTGTCACGCCGCTCGGATCGAGAGGCAAAAGCGACCGAACGAGCACAGCGCGGCTTCGACAGTTCGATACATGCCATTCCTGGCGTTACAGCAGTGCGTTTCATTGATCTGACAACCAGCCAGTGCCATTTCCCAATATCGAGCGCTGACGGCCCATCTGGGGCGGATATGGCCTGTTGCGGCGCTGAATCCCGCGAGGATTCACCCTACTGCAATGTCCATCACAGGTTGGCTTATCGGCCTCGGGAGATGGCGATCGGTGGAGGGCGGCGCGCATGACCTGGATCATGGGCTTTGACCCTTCAAAATTTACTGGATACGCTGTCTACAGCCCAGAAGCGCGGCGCAAGGACGGCAACTGTTCGCACATCAGGTGTGGTGTGATTGAGGTGCCCGATAAAGCTGATCCGTACTTTACCGGCGATCAGATCTCTATGCAGGTCCAGCGGCTCATTTCCGATCACAAGAAGGAATACGGCAAGGCTCCGGACTTTGCCGTCCTAGAGGAAGCCGCCCAAGCAAACATCGGCAAGGTGTCAGCCTCGGCGATGATCTTCGCCTGGGTTTCGGCCACAGCCATCGTTAGTATCCTCGCGAATTGGGGGGTTCCTTACGCCACTCTTCATCCCAACACGTGGCGGTCCACCTTCTTCGGCGCTGGGTTCAAGCCGCCACAGAAGCAGGTGAGAAAGGCTGGAAAAATCCAGATGAAAAACGACTGGAAAAGCCCCGCCATCAGCGAATGCGAGCGGATGGGTGTCCAACTCCCCAAAGCAAAAGCACTGGCAGATGACGCGGCTGAGGCTGTCGCGATCGCCATGTGTTGGGAAGACAACGAAATCAAATTTCACGCCAAGCGCTACCAGCAGCCGTGGATGGATCTCCGTATGGCGCGCAACGATAGGGCTGTAGCATGACGGTGGTCGCCTCAAAATACGCCCGCATCGAAAATGATCTCTACCAGACAGAGCCGTGGGTGACGGAAGCGCTTCTGCGCAACTTCCCTGTCGACGGCCTTGATGTCTGGGAGCCGGCGGCCGGCAATCATCTCATGGCCGACGTTCTCCGGGAGCAGGCAAAGTCTGTGATCACTTCGGACATCGTCAGATACGACCGCGATCATGATCATATCTACAATTTCCTCAAGCCAAAGGAGGGCTGGCCATATAGCGATGCGATCATCACCAACCCTCCATATGGCAAGCAGAACCGGGACGCGCGCCTGTTCGCCGAATACGCTCTAACTCGCTGCAAGGGTCTTGTGGCGCTACTGCTCACAGCGAAATTCGACTTCGGTAAAACGCGCCATCACCTGTTCCGGGACAATCCTCGCTTCATGGCGAAAATCAATCTCGTCGACCGGATAAGCTGGACATTGGACGGCACTACGGGAACTGAGGATCATTGCTGGCTGGTATGGGGACCGATTGCCGACGCTCATTACACCCCTAGGCTCTATTGGGAGGGAAAGGAATGAAGAACGCCCCAGGTGTTTACATCCTTGAATTCCCCAGTGGGATTTATGTCGGCTCGTCTAAGCACATGAGACGCCGCGTCCTTCGACACATTGCGGACATGAAGCGGGGAACCCACTCAAACAGCTTCCTTCAGCGTGTGTTTGACAAGCATGGAGAGCCGTCCTGCAGGGTCGAGCGCGAGTGCGATGAATCCGAATTACTGATTCATGAGCAGGACGCCATTGACCGCCTCAAGCCGCGGCTCAATCTTTCTCCCACTGCTGGCCGAAATGTAGGGCACAAGCACTCCACTGAAACCATCGAAGCCATGCGCCTAGCGGCTAAGCGCGGGTGGTCGAAGAGAGATCGCACAGTAGGCGATACGCAACGAAAGTTGATCAGCGCATCCCTGAAGGGTCGCCAGTTCAGTGACGAAACGCGTCGGAAGATCAGCGCTGCGAAAACAGGAGAACGCCGGTCTGAAGAGGCATGCAAGAGGCTGAGCGAGGCGAAAAAAGGGAAATCTATCAAACAGGTTGGCCACGTTATGACGCCCGAGATCAAAGCTAAAATCTCGGCGGGGCTGAGGGCTAGATCACAGACTGAAGCGCCGCGCCTGCCTCGCGCTCCCATAATTCTCTATGCCGGGAGGGATGCGTGACGAATATGCCCCGCGACTTCATGGACAAGATCACCGATCAGGACGTGCTTGAAGCCGAGCAAACAGTCTTGTCATGCATCATCGCCAACAATGATCTGATCAGCGAATGCGGCTTGGTCGCAGATGATTTTCTTGAGGATCTACATAAGACGATCTTTGCCGCTGCTCTGACGCTTCATGCCGGGCATCAGCATATCAATGCGGTTTCTCTCAAGCCGTTCGTTCCCAAGCAACTCCAAGGTCTGGATATCTCGCCATCGGCTTATCTGGCACGGCTGATGACCGCTGGCCTGACGCCCACTATGGCTACGCGCTACGAGCCTTGCCTCCAGATCATCAAGGGCATGACATTGGCTCGGGAGCTTGGCAGAGAGGCCGAGTTTGCCGCCAGCATGGCCAAGGAAGGGCATAGCCTTCTCACCTTGGGTGATGAGATCGAACAGATGGAACGTCGCCTGAAGGACCTAAGAGCGCGCTTCTCGGAGACTGTCGCGACCAAGGCGGCTGGCGACTCCTATCTCTCAGCATTCAACGCCTCTGGCAAGCGTGGCGGCGTCAAGGGCGTGACGATTGATCTTGAAGAGATCCGCCGCGTTCTCTCCGAAAGCGTCTTCGCCGGCGGCAACCTCTATGGGCTTCTTTCATCCTCGGGAGAGGGCAAGACGAGCCTCACGGTCCAGCTTATCTATGACGCCCTCGTCGCTGGCCACGCCGTTCTCTTCCTGTCCTATGACCAGTCTGCTTATCAGTGCATTCGCCAGATGATCGCCCAGGTTCATGGCATCAGCGTAAAGCAACAAGATGAGCCGATGCGTCTGATGACGGACCAAGAGCGCGAGAAATGCGTCCTCTTCGCTACATGGGTCAACCAGCAGCCGCTTGAGATCATCCGGTGCCAGCGTGAAGGCGTCGGACAACTCAAGGCCTATGCGCGCCGATTCATCAAGAAGCATCCCAATGGCATGACGCCATTCATCGTTATCGATCATATCGGCAAGGTGAAGCCGGTTGATGCCAAGCTTTCCGCCGACCGTATCTCAAGTGACATCACCGTTGAACTGAAGGCCCTCGCGGATGAGACGGAATCGGCTTTCCTCGTGCTGAACCAGCGCAACGGCTTTGGAACGCGTCGTGACAACCCAAGGCCGATCGCTGCGGATCTTTACGGAGGGGAGGGCGCCAGGGCTGACTATGACGCCATCCTCTTCCTCTATCGCGCCGAGAAGTACAAAGCTGAGCGCGAGGCTATCGCCGCTACTGATCAGGATTGGAAGAAAATCCACAAGGTGTTCGGCAGCGACATCGAAGGGATCGCCGAGATAGGCGTGATAAAATCAAGATTTGGAGATCCTACAATCCGCGAGAAGCTGAAATTCGAGGGCCGATACACCCGCTATGTCTCTATGGCGCATGAGCGGCCGGCGGAGTTGTTCTGATGGAGGTTCTTGACCTTTTCAGCGCTGCGGCTGGTGGCTGGTCTCTCGGAATGCACCGTGCCGGGTTCCGCACGATAGCGGCTTGCGAGTTCGTCGACTGGCGCCGGGCGCTTTACCGGCAAAATAATCCAGAGGTTCGTATTTATGACGATGTCTGTACGCTCACAGCAGATCAACTTCTTCGAGATTTCGGACGACTTCCGTCCGTCGTCGTCGGAAGCCCTCCCTGCCAAGACATCAGCAGCGCCAATACCAAGGGCAAAGGCGTCGAAGGCGAACGCAGCGGCCTCTACTTCGAGGCTGTCCGCATTATCGGAGAAGTCCGTCCTCGTTGGTTCGCTCTTGAAAACAGCTCTAATCTCAGAACTCGGGGAGCTGACGCCGTCCTCGCTGCATTGGAAGCCCTCGGCTACGCCTGCTGGTCGTTCGTGGTCCGTGCTGGCGACATCGGAGCCAATCACGAGCGGCCGCGATGCTGGATCATCGGATGCGATGTCGAGCAAGTTGCCGACCCCGATGGCCTCGGACGGAATGAAGGATGGGGCAGGGGGCGGTGCGGGTTCGACCTATCCATTTCGGATGATACTGTCTACGCCGCGGGCGTCGGACATGAAGGCTGGTGGACACCGGGCGACGGGGCGAACAGGAACGGTTCGGCACATGTTGCACGAATCCTACCTGCCGACGCCGCGCGCTTCGGAAGCTTATCACGGGCCGGATATGACCTCGCACAGCCCGAACATCAAAGCGAGGATGCAGAACAACGATCCACGGTGGTCGGGAGCGAGGGCGCTTGCGAATATCCTTCAGAGCCATGGCCTGACTGGAACCACGGCATTACCGGTCACTTACGGCTGGATGATGGGCTTTCCTCCTGGTTGGCTGGCACTCGCGTTGCGCTTGGCACTCCAAAAGGGACATCTGCAGCAAGTCTCATCGTCGAAGCGTTCGGTGACGCCGTCGTCCCGCAAATCCCAGAAGCGATAGGCAAGGCAATCTTGCGAACGGAAGTTGCTCTGTCAGCAATCTACGGAAGGACCGCAGCATGAATGAGTTCGCCGCGGGCGCACAGCGCGTCAAAACTGGATGGATCGCTTATTACCGCAAGGTCCACCAGAGCCAAAACACGGTTCTGAGAAATGGCCGTCACGACATCATCTTCCCGACGGAGATCGAAGCTCTCAAAGCTGCCAATGAGGAGTTTTTCAAATACCTCAACAGCCCTATCACTGGGGTATCTTCGATGGGCGGCACAAAATACAGCGTCGCGAAAACCGCTGCTGAGAAGATTTTCATGGGTGGCGGGAAGGTCATCGCAGTCGAGCGCCGGAGGGTGCCGGCATGAGCATCGTGGACACCCGAATCCTCCTGCCTCTGACGGCTACCATGTCCTCGTCAAAGACACGCTATGGAGGGCGTCACAACAGCTTGTCGCTCTACGTCGGCGGCTTTCACCTCGCATGGCTTGATGCAAACGGCGACCGTTTTCGCCAAGTTCAAGCCTTGATTGCCGGCCACGGCGCTGGCTCTCATGGCCACTCTGGTTCGAAGTGGACCATGGACCCCAAGCATTCTTGGTCTGGATACAATCTCGATGACGTCGCATCTGACGAGGTCATGAAGGCTCTCTTCGGGACATCCGTTGTTGATGAACTGAACCGACACCTTGGCGAAAAGGATTGGGTCCTTTTCAAGGACCGCTACTGCCTTCCGCGTGAAAAGCGGAACCGATTCATCGGAAGCAGATGCCGAGACAAGACATGGTGCGATGCTGTCTGGCTGAAGAACACACCTGCTTCCGTGGCCGCTCACCTTCATTCGTTGGCAGACGAAGCCGATGAAGATGTGATGTTCGGAGAAGTACGCACCCTCAAGCCGCCAACTCCGCCTGCGAGGGAGCGCATGCGGTGGCGCTGCGATGAATGTAGCCACGAAGGGCACCGTGAAGCGTTCAAGGATCGCTATGTTCCGGGTCTAGCCACGTCCACTGGCCTCAATTGTCCCAAGTGCGACTATCGCCAGACGGACGCCATCACAAGCCTTCTGGCCGGCCCTACGCGCGGTAGTGTGTGCCGCCTGCCGTCCTCTATCATATATCCGGGGGCGTGATGATCCAGCTCGAAGCCAAAACCATCGATCCACAATCCTACGAATCCCGTTGCAAGGCATTAGCCCGTGCAGTCCGCCAAAGGCTCATGAACCCAAAGAACGGGATATCCGAGCGCAAGGGAGGCCGCCCCACAAAGAGGACAATCATTCCCACCGACAAGCCGATCCGCAAAGGGTTCAAGATAGCAATGGACCCTCTGACCATAGCGGAGATCCAGGCCGCCTATGAGCGCGGAACTCCCATCGAGTCGATTTGCGAGCGGTTTCATATTTCATCTCGGACCTTCCGGCGTCTACGCCAGAAACAGGGATGGCCGATACGGGAGAGGATTCGGTGATAGATCCTGATGTCCAGGCGGTATGTGCCGAGTTCGGCGTCCAGATCATCCCGGCGAATGTCGTGCCGCAGATTGGACAGACGAGGGCTCCGATCACCCTTGAGAAGATCAAGCGTAAGCACGGTCTCGATCATATGCGTTTTGTTGTTGGGACATTAGCAGAGACCGCCAATAACCGTGTGCTATTGGACGAGACAATATTCTGGGTTTGCTCAGATATGGTCAGAGCTTTCAAAAAGAACTATCCGACCATTATGGAGCACGATCTAGACCGTTGGTATGGCTTCTGGGATCAAACGCCAGTTGGATATATTCAGCACATCGCCCTTGACCTCGAAGGCGTTACCAGCAAGCGACGAGCCATCATCGGAATGCTTTACGAGAGAGCGTATTACCTTTTCGGCCCAATGGCCGGCCAAGGCGACCTATTGAGCGACAGGAGAAGAGCATGACCCGTGATCAGATTGAAGAGTTGTTCATTCAGGCGGCCGAGACGGACCACAGACTGCCTGATACAGCCCGTCCAGCGCGGCTGAAGGCTCAAGCTATCCAATACTACCATTCGCAAGCCGACGTGGCTGGATGGGGCGCTGAGAGATATGCCGAGGAGCGCGCCGACTTCCTCTCGCACAAGACAACCCGGCTGCGCACCTCCGATGTTTCCAAATGGGAACTGGCGAATGCTCTGATTGTCCTCGTCAGTAAATCGCGGGATCGTCATTGCCTATGGCACTGGGCCATCGCCAAGGCAGGCGGTAAATCCTTCAGCAAGTGGTGTCGAGAGGGGTTCAAGGATGTCTCGGGCAACATGGTCCGGTTCAGCCGCAACTACGCTCTTGAGCGGAAAAATCGGGCAATCATTGAAATATATACGGCTTTGAATTGTAGCGCGCCGCAACATAACGAAATTGGTATATCTGCCAGCTTGCAGCTTACCCCAGAAATCGGCGATAAAGACGTTAACATCACGAATGACGCGCCCAATTTTTGGAGAGCGCCTGACGCAAGGCCGATGGCCTGCGATTTCGATCAGGGGCTTCAATCGTTCGAATGGGCTGACCTACAGAACGAACGTCGACGCCAACGAGACGCTGAAAAGCGCAAGCAGCGGGCGGCATAGAGAATACGCAGCGATCCTCAAGGTGAGGAACCACCCTTCCAAGGTGAAAAGCCCGGTTCGATTCCGGGTCGCCGCTCCAATTCGAGGCGAATGCCGGCGAGACTACAGGCTTTGATGTCTCGCCAGTCCTTGTCGCCTCAATATCGTACGGTGGGACTTAGCGGGCGGGTCGAAGCCAGTCATAGCCACCAAGGCCGGCCATTGGACGCCGGCCAGCAATTCGCCGCAAGGCAACGAGTATGCGTGAGGGGACGCCCTAGATCGTCTTAACCCCCGGGCTGGTCGTCGGGCACGCAGAGCAATTCGCGCAAGCGCTGGAACACCTCAGATCAGGTATAGCCTGTAGGCCGGAAACGGCAATCCTGAGCCAGGGGCGCGAAGCAGATCGGGAAGAGGTGACATATATCCGCCCATGCCACGGCATGGCTTCCCGGTACCAATTGCATGAAACAGAACTCGCCACGCCTCTCACAGAAGCGCATCAGGTAGGTCATTTTGAAGCACGATCGGCATAACTGCTGGTCGGTCTTTTGCGTTTCACAATCGAGAGGCAAGCATGGTTGAAAATCAAACCGCCTCCGTTCTGAGAGACAACGCCGATTTCGCCAGCCTCGATCACTGCTGTTACATGCGCCGAGCCACTGCGGAAGACGGCCGGCTATGCTGGGTCTTGTTCAACAGCGATGGCGATGCGGAAGTTGTGACGGATACCCGCAGCGATGTGTTCTTCTATGCTCATAAGCGTGAGCTGAAACTGGTTTGGCTGAACTGATGCTGCGCCGTCTGTTCATTGCATCGGCTCCGATCGGCATCGCCTTTAGCATCTACCTCGTCCTCGTTGCCATGGGGTACGCCAAACAGGCTCAGACAAAGCCTGACATGGCTCTCCCGGCCCCACAGCGGGCCATAGACGCGGTTTCTGACGTTCCGCCATGCTTCGCCCACCCCAGAGCACCAAAGCGCGTGACGTGGATGATCACGGCCAAGGATGGAACGGTGCTGGTTGTTGGGTCTGAAATTGTTCGGCAGCGGTGTTAAGCGATATCCACTAGGAACACATATGAGTAGCGGAGTTATTCACGCCGCCGTCTGTACGGTATGCGGCAAACAGAGCGGTTATAGCCACGATTCTGTCGAGTCTTTCGTCTGTATCAAGTGTATAGTCCCGCGTAGTAGCGCGAATGCCTCGCCAAAAATAATTAAGAAGAATGTGAAGCGGCTGGAGGCGCTAAGGCCAGCTAGGAAACAGAGTATCATCCATGACTTCACTCCTGCGGGCAGAAGCGGGTTGTACATATATGCAGTTGTCGTGAAACAACACCCGAACAAGGTAAAGATTGGAATGACCCGAAAATGGTCATCCAGACGACGGGCTTATGCTAACTGGGATTTGTCACCCGGCGATGCAATCATTGAAGAGCGCGTATTTTGCATCAATGAAGAGTTTGTGGATCTGGAAAGACTTGAGGCGCATATTCTTCAAACATTTGAGGCTCCTCGCGCCTTTGGAGCCGAATGGTTCCATGAAACTCTGGATGAGGCCGCTCGCCATATTGACCGCATCATGTGCGCGAATGGAATTTCTTATGATTTTTAGAAAATTCTACCGCAATGTCGCGCCCTAAATAGAAATAATATTCTATGAACTGGCTCCAATCCCTCTTCCATCGCCCCAACTGGCTGACGGAGAGACCGATAGGGATGCCACGGGATACCAGCATGAGCGGGCCCCGGTGGCGGGTTAGGTTCAGGAGGTGGTGATGGCGCAAGAGAATATCTCGTTTGTGGTCTGCGCAGAATTGCGCTCATGGCTCAGGTTCATGATGTGCGCAAAGCCGACCGCGCTGCTGGTCTATCCGTTCCTCCTGATCCTGCCGTCCAACTGGTTCGTGAAGACATATATCAAGACGGTTTCGAATGACCGAACATGAGAAGCAAGCCGAGGTCGACAACCTCATCGCAGTCCTCAAGCAAGAGGGCATGCCATACCCGATGACTGGCGGCATAGCCAGCGGCCACGCGCTAAACTCGGTTCTCGGGGATTGCCGTCGATTGGTGACTGTGGCGAGGAAGACCAGTAGGTAAATCATGCCAGTCCTAAAAAACGCACGGCATGAACGGTTTGCTCACGCGCTCGCCAAAGGCAAGACCGCCACTGATGCCTACGAGGAAGCCGGGTACAAGCCGGATCGCCACCACGCTGCCAGGTTGGCCACAAAAGGCCACATCACCTCTCGGGTAGATGAGATCAAGAATAGAGTGGCCGAGAAAGCCGAGTGGAGCGCCGCTGACAGGCTTATGGCTCTCAAGACTATCTTCGACGCCTCCGCAGCCGACGACCGTCGTACGGCCATCGCTGCCATCGCTGAGGCCAATAAGATGCAGGGTAGTTATGCGCCGACCAAGCAGGAACACACCGGCCGAAACGGTGGCCCTATCGAATATGCCAATATGACTGAGGAAGAGATTGATGCTCGCATCGCCGCCATTGTCTCAGGCGTTGGCGAGGATGAGCCTTCAGGAGAAGCGTGAATATCTTGCGCTCCTCGATGCTCGAAATCGAAAGCGGGCTGAGCGCGAACGGCTAGAGCAGGCTGACAAAGAAAGACAGCGTATTGCCTTTGATGCGGATCGCATCCGGGCGGCATGCCGAACGTTCTCGGGCTTTGTCAAAGAGGCTTGGCATGTCCTCGAACCGAATACACCGCTGAAATGGTCCTGGCACATGGCGTGCATGTGTGACCATCTCGAGGCAATCACCCTCGGAACACTGACGCCATGGCTCATCATCAACGTGCCGCCAGGCTCTTCGAAGTCGAGAATTGTCTCCGTGCTGTGGCAGGCATGGGAATGGGGGCCTTGCGGAAAGCGATCCAATCGGTTCCTGACGACCTCATTCGAGTTGGAGAACGTCAAGCGCGATACCCGTAATACCCGCGATCTGGTCATGAGCGAGTGGTTTCAGTCGCTTTGGCCCGAAGTGAAGATGAAGAGGGCGGCGGAACTCTCGTTCGCCAACAGTGATCGAGGAACGCGTGAAGGCGTCCCATTCTCGTCTATCACCGGTAAACGCGGTGACCGGGTTGTTATCGATGACCCTCATTCGCTGAAGGGCGCCGAGAGCGACCAGCAGCGTGGTGAAGCGGTCAGGCTGTTCCTTGAGGGCGGTTTGAACCGACTTAATGACCAGCAGACATCGGCCATTGTCGTCGTGATGCAGCGTTTGCATGAAAACGATCTGACCGGCGCATTGCTTGCCAGGCAGCTAGGATTCGTCCACATCATGATCCCGATGGAGTTTGAGCCTGAACGGGCTTGCTCCACTTCGTTGCCGTGGACAGATCCGCGTAGCTTTGACGGCGAGCTGATGGACCCGGTTCGTATGCCGCAATCGTCGGTGGACATTCTGAAAAGCATCAGTTTTTCTTGGGCCGGTCAGTACCAACAACGCCCCACGGCGCGTGAAGGCGGCCTGTTCAAGCGGGAATGGTTCGTAGACCAGATCATTGAAGCAGCGCCGCCGGGCACGGTCTGGGTGCGTCACTGGGACTTGGCGGCGACGAAGAAGGGCCAAGGAGCCCGCACTGCCGGCGTCAAACTCGGGCGAACCCCTGATGGACGGTATGTCGTCGGACACGTCATCAAGGACCGGTGGGACGGCAACGGTGTCCGCAAGGTCATCAAGACGACGGCCGAGGTGGACGGCAAGCAGGTCACGATCTCGCTGCCCCAAGATCCTGGACAGGCCGGCAAGGTGCAGGCTCAGGACTTTGTGGCTGCGTTCGCCGGATACAAGATCGTGGTTGAGCCAGAAAGTGGCGACAAGTTCACGCGTGCCGAACCATTTGCTGCTCAGTGCGCCGCCGGCAACGTCTACCTGATCAGACATGACGGTTGGAACCAGGACTACATCGATGAGCTCTGCGCCTTCCCCGGCGCGGTCTTGAAGGACCAGGTAGACGCATCGTCGGGAGCTTTCGGGCAACTGTTGAAGATCAAACAGCCGCTGGTCATCAGCGACGAGGTTTTGCGCCGATCGGCGATGAGGTAATTGATGGGCATTCGTGACTGGTTTAGGCGCAAGGAGGCCAAGGTTGAAGAGACCAAGGCTGAAGAGCGCAAGCCCTTCCGTGTCCCCGATGGCGCCGTGGCTAGCTCGAGGTTTCGGCCCGGTGAAGTTCGTACCGTGCCTGTGTTCAGCATCCCCGCCGCCCCTCCCGGCGTTCTGCCTTCTGGCGATGCGGGGATGGCGATGGATTCGGATCTGGCCGGCAATAACGAGTGGGCCAATAGCTTTGCAATCAGTGGGTTTTGGACCGAAGGCATCACGTTCCTAGGCTATGCCTACCTGAGCGAACTTGCCCAACGTCCGGAATACCGGGTTATTTCCGAGACCATCGCAACGGAAATGACGAGGGAGTGGATCGAATTCACATCTTCGGCCGATGACGATGACATGAAGACAGATCGTCTCAAGGAGATCGAGGCGGAATTCAAGCGTCTGAAGGTTTCAGATATGTTCGCTCGGGCCACCCAGCAAGACGGGTTCTTCGGCCGCGGGCACATCTACATTGATACCGGCGATACAGATGACACCGCTGAGCTTCAGAAGTCGATTGGTGACGGCTGGGACGAGCTCAGCAAGACGAAGATCAGCAAGAAACCCATCGAATCTCTACGTACCGTTGAGGCAGTCTGGTGCTATCCGACGAGCTACAATTCGAACGACCCGTTGAAAGATAACTGGTATCGGCCGGATAGCTGGTATGTCCAGTCGAAGATCGTTCACTCGTCGCGGCTCATCACGTTGATTGGTCGCGAGGTCCCCGACCTTTTGAAGCCGACCTATTCGTTCGGCGGCCTGTCACTGTCCCAGATGGCCAAGCCATACGTGGACAACTGGCTGCAAACGCGTCAGTCGGTCAACGATATTATCTCGGCCTTCTCGGTCTTCGTGCTTTCCACGAACCTTGGAGAATCGTTGCAGGCCGATGGTCAGCAGTTGTTCAAACGGGCTGAACTGTTCAATAACCTGCGGGATAACCGCGGGCTTATGATGATCGATAAGGACAGCGAGGAGTTCCAGAATGTGTCGGCTTCTCTCGCCGGCCTGGAAGGGTTGCAGGCGCAGGCACAAGAGCACATGGCCTCGGTAAGCCATATTCCGACCGTCAAGCTTCTCGGCATCCAGCCTGCTGGTCTGAACGCATCATCGGAAGATCAGATGCGGGTGTTCTACGATTACATCCATGCTTACCAGGAGCATCTGTTCCGCAACCCGATCCGCCGGTTGATGGGTCTCGTCATGCTTTCCCTGTGGGGTGAGATAGACGACACTATCGATTTCCAGTTCAAGCCGTTGTTCTCGCTTGATGAGAAGAGCGAGGCCGAAGTCGAGAAGCTGAAGGCGGAGACTGACCAGATCCTGATCGACTCCGGCGTGCTTGCCCCCGACGAATCCCGCAAGCGTGTCGCGAATGATCCAGGCTCCGATTACTCCTCAATCGATGTCGAAGACGTTCCTGACCTTCTCGAAGAGGAAGAGGAGGGTCTGGTGCCCAAGGGAGCCGGGAGTGCTGTCGGATCGATGTTCAAGGCCGAAGAGATAACTGACAAGGAAGCCGCGTGATGGATGTCGTAGAAGTCCGCCTTCGCCTTCTTGAGCTCTGCTCCCGAACCCATGACGATCCGGATACCATCATCCGAGCCGTTCTCAGCCTCGAGCAGTTTGTAAACGCGGCTGGGGTTGTCACGCCGCCCCAAACCGAAGATAACGACTCTTCCGACAACGAGGCGCCGACGACGTGATCAAACTCGACTTATGGGATGTGATAAATGCACGCGAGCCACAGGCACGCGAACCCATACCAGAGAGCCTAGAGAAGCCGGAGAAGCCCGTTGGCAAGCAGGATGAGGCGGAAGACGCCAAAGGCCGCAGAGACCGTCCTGAGGCCGATCCATCCAAATGCCGGGATTGAGGCTGAATATCGCCGCCGCCTTGATGCGCTGATCCGAGAGATGGCTGCTTCGGTCGAATACTGGCTGACCGCAACCTATCGCCAGAACACGCCGAGAATCATCGCGGAAGATGAGACGCCGGCCGACGCGCTGCGCCGATCGATGAAAGACCTGTCTAAGCGCTGGCTGAAGCGGTTCGATGAGATGTCGACCAAGTTGGCCGAGCACTTCACCCAGTCGGTGGAGAAGCGATCAACTGCCGCAATGAAAAAGATCATGAAGGATGGCGGCTGGACCGTGTCCTTTCAGATTACGCCGGCCATGCGAGACGTGATCGATGCGACGGTCCATGAGAATGTCGCCCTGATCAAAAGCATTCCGCAGCAATATCTCTCTCAGGTAGAGGGGATCGTGATGCGTGGCGTCCAGAACGGGCGCGACCTCGGGGTTGTCTCGAAGGAACTACAGGAGCGGCTGGGGGTGACGCGGAGACGCGCTGCCTTGATCAGCAGAGACCAGAACAATAAGGCCACAGCATCGCTCTCACGGGCGCGCCAGATCGAGTTGGGGCTGGATGAGGCTGTATGGGTGCATAGCGGTGGGGGGCGAGAGCCTAGGCCCACGCATCTGAAGGCCGGACGCGAGCAGACACGATACAAGATTTCAGAGGGTTGGTATGACCCTGCGGTTGGTCACAAGATCCAACCTGGTGAGCTGATCAACTGCAAATGTGTTGGCCGGCCCGTCATCAAAGGCTTTAGCTGAAAATCAGGAGTGAGTGATGCCGTCGCATCTTCAAGACTTCGCGCACGAACTCGTTGCGCGTCATGGATCTCGCACGCTCGGCATGATCCTGCATGGCTTCACGAACATGGGGTATCAGATCCCAGGGGCAACCGTCGATGAACAGTATGAGGTGCTTGCCAAAGCGATCGACGCTGATCCTCGGCTGGTAGTGGTTTGTGACAATCCGGGTCGCGGTGGTGATTGGATCGGCCTCAAGAAGGAAGACGAAGTTGCCGGCAACCAGTGAGGCTCAAAGGCGCGCTATGTATGCTGCCGCTGAAGGAAAGTCCCAGTTGGGCATCCCTAAGGCCGTAGGCGAAGAGTTCATCACTGCCGATGCGATCAACGGGCATGCCGCCGGCATCCTCTACGTTGCGCCCGATGGTGACGTGCTGCTTCTGCGCAGAGCATCGACCGAGACAAATTATGCCGGCCATTGGGCTTTGCCTGGCGGTGGCGGCGAAGAAGGCGAGACACCTGAACAGACCGCCGACCGCGAAGCGCACGAAGAGATGGGAATGCTCATCCCGGAGAGTGCGACTGCGATGAATCTGCTTGACAGCCGCGTGACGCCGACAGGAAAGGCGTTTCATACCTTCGCACAGTCGGTTCCTTCGAAGTTCGTGCCGCAGCTCAACGACGAGCATACCGGCTATGCCTGGTGCCCTCTGAACATGCTGCCAGGACCGATGCACCCAGCCGTGATGGAAACTCTGACCAATAGGCTCGGGATCGATGCCGAACTGACGCCTGAGGATTGGGCGATGTTGCGCATCGGATTTGTCAATTGGGTGAATGCCGAAGAGCAGGAAAGCCAGATCATGGGCGCGATGGATAAGATTGCGATGGACCGCAGTGTTCGCCGCATCGACGCTGACGGCCACATGTTCGTGGAAGAGACGCCGATATCGAAGGCGAATATCTGCCCCTATTACGGTAGGGAGATCCCGAACGCATCGGCAATGGGTCTTGATCCTGATCGCATCTATCAGATGTACCGTGACCCAGAAGAGCTTGCCATGGCGGCCCAGTCTTTCGCCGGCAAGCCTATCCTCATCATCCACAAGCCGGTCAGTGCGGAAGAACATCCGCGGGAGATCGTGGTGGGATCGATCGGGAGCAATGTCGGGTTCAAGGCTCCGTACCTGATGGCATCGCTCAACATCTGGGACGGGGAAGCGATCGATCTGATCGAGGCCGACAAGCAGAAAGAATTGTCATGCGGTTATCGCTATGAGGCCGACATGACCCCAGGCATCGCCAACGGACAGAGGTTCGATGGCGTCATGAGAAACATAGGCGGCAATCACCTCGCCCTTGTCGTTGAGGGCCGAGCCGGTCCCGATGTCGTTGTTGGTGATGAAGCAATCAAACGCGAAAAGGAGCCTGATATGGCTAAGAAAATCGCAGCACATGCAGCCAGGTCGGCGGCTCTAACCGCAGCGCTCACTGGCGTCTTGGCGCAAGATGCCAAGATCGAAGACGTCGTCAAGAAGCTTCTGGCGATCGATGAAGACCTTCCGAAGAATGCGGCGGAAGACGAGGACATGGAAGACGACCAGGAAGCCATGGACGAGGAAGAAGACAAGGACAAGAAGGCCGAGGACGAATCCGAAGAGGATGACGACAAAAAGGCCGAAGATGAGGACAAGGAAGAAATGGTTTCCAAGAAGGCTATGGACGCCGCCCTTGTATCGGTAGCTCGCACGGCTGCCAGCCAAGCGGAAAAGTCTACCATCGCCCGCCTGAATTCCATCCGCGATGCCGAAGAAGCCGTTCGGCCATACGTCGGCAAGGTGGTGGCTATGGATAGCGCCGACGCGATCTACCGCTCGACCCTGACGTCCATGAACGTCGATGTTTCCGACGTCAAGGAATTGCCTGCTCTCAAGGCGATCCTCAAGGCCCAGCCTCTTCCCGGCGCCAACATCCAGCGCACCACGAAGGTTGCCATGGATGCCAAGGGGGCATCGTCCTTCTTCGAACTCTACCCCGAAGCAAAGTCGCACACGGTCAAGACGCTCTAATGCATGCCGACTGGTCCATACTACGTCTACATCCTGTTCCGCCCGAACGGGGTGCCCTGCTATGTGGGCAAAGGTAAGGATAACCGCTGGTTCAAGCACGAGAAACGAGCCAATAGGATCCACAATCGTCACCTAAATGCCATTGTGGAAATGGCCCTCACAAATGGTGAAGAGCTTCCTAAAATCAAGATTAGAGAAGGCCTCTCTGAAACGGAGGCCTTTTTGTTGGAGCGAATTTTTATCGCTGCAATAGGCAGGGAACTGCATGGTGGCCCTCTCGTCAATCTCACGGATGGTGGAGAAGGCCAATCAGGTCGAGTTTGTTCGGACGAAACGAAACAAAAGATTGGGGATCGCCATAGAGGGCGATCTCATTCTGATGAGTGGAAAGCAGCCATCAGCGCCGGATTAAGTTCAGAAGAAACGAAACTATCAATAAGCGCAACCCAAAAGAAGCGCTTTGAAGACCCGGCGGAAAGAGCCCGCGCCGGAGCAAAGAATGTTGGTCGCAAGCGATCAGCAGAAACTGCGGAAAAGCAACGGCTCAACAACCCTGGCAACACTGGTCACAAGCACACCGAAGAAGCACTTCGCAAAATACGCGAGGCGCGAGCCCGACAAACTATACGGGATCGGGAACGAAAGCGACTAGCCGCCGAATCCACAAACTTACTTTAGAAGGAGCTTCCTTATGGGATTCCAGCAGCAGATTTACTATAACCAGGCTCCGGCGGTTGAAGGCGACTTTGCCAGCACCAATCCGCGTGCCGTGGTTCTCGCCGGTCCCGGTGGCCTTATCGCCGGTGCTTCATTCATTATCGCCCGTGCCATTTGGCTGACCAGCTCTTTCATTGACGATGACGGTGCGCCGGCTGTCGCCAATGCCTTTGGCTCTGGCCCTATCGCTGGTATCGCCCATCGCGAACAACAGGGCCTTATCCAGCAGTATCTCCAGGAATCGACCATGATCGTTCCGGCCGGCTTCCCGGTCACCGTGTTCGACAATGGCGACTTCTGGGTGAAGAACAACGGCGCGACCCAAGCCACCCCCGGTATGAAGGCATATGCCAACTTCGCCGACGGCAAGTTCACCGCGGCTGCTACGGGTGCCCCGAGCGGTGCCTCTGGTTCAGCAAGCTCGATTGCCGCATCGACGTTCTCGGTAACCGGTTCGATCGCTGACAATGTCCTGACGGTTTCCGCCGTTGGTTCTGGCACGGTTGTCCCCGGCGGCACGATCTCCGGTACCAGCGTGGCAAGCGGCACTCAGGTCGTTTCCCAGCTCTCCGGTACGACCGGTGGGATTGGAACGTACGCCGTCAGCATTCCCGAGCAGACCGTGGCGTCTACCACGATCAGCGGCACTTACGGCACGCTCACGGTCGGCGGCACTGTTGTCGGCGTGTTCGGCGTCGGTCAGACCCTTTCTGGTACCAACGTCGTTGCTGGCACGGCCATCACTGCGCTTGGGACCGGCACTGGTGGTGCTGGGACATACATCGTCAACAACAACACCGTTGTGGCGTCTACGGCGATCACTGGGGCGACCAATGTCGAAACCAAGTTCGTCGTCCGCTCGTCCGCTCTCCCGGGCGAACTCATGAAGATCAGCTCATGGCTACAGGGCTAATCCCAGCCCTCGTCATTCCCAAACCCAATCGCCGGCCGCATTCCGCGCCGGCGGCTCCCTGAGGAGATGCAACAATGGAATTTCATGACTACCATCAGGCTGCCGCTGCCTGGAATGCACATCGTCCGATGTTCGAAGCGGCCGGCGTTTATCTTCCCGATACTCAGGCCTACACATGGTCTGACGTGAAGGTGAACTTCATGGCAATGGATGCTCAGCCAGCGCTCTCCACCGCGCCAAACTCGGGTATCCCGGCTTTTCTGACGACCCTTATCGATCCCGACGTCTATCGCGTCGTGTTCGCCCCGACCCGCGCCGCCAAGATCTTCGGCGAAACTCGCAAGGGCACATGGATCGATCAGACCGCGATGTTCCCGGTTGTTGAAGCCACGGGCGAAGTTTCGTCCTATGGCGACTACAACGAAAACGGTCGCTCCGGCGCCAACATGAACTGGCCGCAGCGTCAGTCCTACCTTTTCCAGACCATCTCCGAATACGGTGAGCTGGAAATCGAACGTGCTGGTCTTGGCCGCGTCAATTGGGTCGGCGAAGTCGATACCGCCGGCACTACGGTCCTGGCTCGCTTCCTGAACCAGACCTACTTCCTCGGCATTCAAGGCCTGCAGAACTACGGCCTCCTGAACGACCCCAACCTGTCGGCTCCTCTCAGCCCGTCGACCAAGGCATATGGCGGCGTGAAATGGACCAACAATGGCCAGATCGTCGCCACTGCCAATGAGATCTTCGCCGACATCCAGGCCCTCTGGATCAAGGTCGTTGCTCAGACCTCTGGTGTCAGCCAGACCCCGAACCAGATCGACGCCGATGCCAAGATGACGCTCGCCATGTCCCCGGAATCTCTGGTGGCTATGACCGCGACCAATTCGTTCGGCGTCAACGTGAAGGCGCTCCTCAAGGAGAACTTCCCGAACCTTCGTGTCATCTCCGCCGTGCAGTACGGTGCGCAGAGCGCAACCAACCCCGCAGGTATCGCCGGTGGCAATCTGGTCCAGCTCATCCTCGATGACGTCGATGGCCAGGACGTCGGCTACTGTGCGTTCAATGAAAAGCTGCGCAGCCACCCGATTATCCGCGCCATGTCTTCGTGGAAGAAGAAAATGACTGCTGGTTCGTGGGGCGCCATCATCCGCCAGCCGGCTGGCCTCAGCCAGATGCTCGGCGTCTAAACGTCAACCGATAAGTCGGCGGGCACTGACGAGTGCCTAGACGGATGCGCGGCTCGTACCTCCTCCCGCGATACCTGCTCATCTCGTGACGCCGACGTTCTCAATCTCAACAATGGAGCCTACCATGACTGCTACAGTTTCCGTGGCCTGCAAACTCCCGCATGGCCTTGAACTGCGCGTGTTCGATACGATCGACAGCGTCGAAAGCAACGCTATGGGCGAAATCCGGGCCGTGAAGAAGGCCCAACCTCGTGGCCAGGCCGTGACTATTCGAGGCTATCTGGAAAAGCAGCGCCCTGATCAGCCGATGGCGGCTCGTGGATCGAGCTATGCCATCACCCATAGTGTCGACAAGGAATTCTTCGACGCATGGCTCTCGCAGAACAAGGATCATGACGCCGTCAGAAACAAACTCATCTTCGCCAGCGAAAAGCAGGACACCGTCCGTAGCATGACGAATGAGTTCAAATCGACACGCAGCGGCCTGGAGCCGGTCGATCCGAATAACCTGCCGCGCGGCATTCAGACCGCGAACAAGCAGGAAGCGGCCTAATCGAGGAGAGACGACTGTGGGTGTGCAGGTTACTTTCGACTATGCGAACTGGGCCGCGACATTCCCACAGTTTACTCCCGGTCTTAATCAGACACAGGTGACCGGCCTTATTCTGCCGATCGCTGAAATCTATTGCCGCAACGACGGTGGCGGCCCGGTGAGTACTGCCGCCACCCAAACAGTTCTTCTGAACCTGATGGTGGCGCATGTCGCCCAGTTGATGTTCGGGCCAAAGGGTACAGGCATTGATGGCTCTGGCGGTGCGCAACTGGTCGGCCGCATCAGTGATGCCACCGAAGGCAGCGTGTCTGTCTCTGCGGATTTCCCGAGCACACCGAACAACGCATGGTTTTTGCAAACCGAATTCGGGGCGATGTTTTGGGCTGCGACTGCGCCATATCGCACGATGCGCTACATCCCGGGGCCGCGCCGCAACTTCAATCCATGGGTCAACCAGTAGGAGGATTATCATGGACAAAGCTTATGCCAAAGAATTCCGCGATCATAAGGCGGAAACTGAAGATCGTCTGAAGCGCATCGAAGATCGCCTTTACCTCATTGAGGCACAGAGCGCCGTGGATGAGCAGGCCGCCTCTGCCGCTGTATCCGCTACCTCACCCAAGAAAAGCGCTGCTGAGGCAGCCTCGTCCGAAAAGGAAGCCAACTGATGGATATCGACGCTCATGAGAAGCATATCCGCCGGCTTCTGGCCGATAATGCGGAACTGATGGTTTTCAAGGCTTGGGCCGAGAAGATTCTATCTGGTCTTGTTGGCGATGAGCCCGCATCTGATGAGCCGCCGGCCACAACGGATATCGAGCCGGAAGCGCACGATGAGGCTGCCCCCGACGCCGCCGATCAGGTGAAGACGGAAGAGACCGAAGGCAGAGACCCAGCACCGGTCGAAGATGCAGAGCAGGAAACAGCAGACGATCTGCCACAGACGGAAGCCTCATCTGCCGATGCCGAAGCTCAGACAACTGAGGCGACAGATCAAGCCTCTGGCGAACCGACCGTAGAAGAAACGGCGACCACTGCCGCCTAATGGTCACGCTGAAAGTTATTGAGCTACCTCGTTGAAAATGTTATAAAAACGAGACCACTAAGCGTTCTCAGCGCTAGGTGGCCTCTAACCGATAACGAACGTACGAGGTTCGAAATGGCTGATAACACCCTGCCGCTTTTTGCGGATGCAGGCAAGTTTTACGTTTATGTCTACCGTGATCCCAGACCCAAAAAGAAGGGGTGCCCGATCTACGTCGGGAAGGGAACCGCAAAGCATCGTAGAGCGGACCAGCACAAGCATGGGACGCAACACCCGCACAATCCATTGTTCGGCAGAATCCTCGCAAAGATACGAGGATTGAAGCTAGAACCAATTGTTGAGATCGTCGCATGGTACGACATCGAAACTGATGCATTCGAGTACGAAAAGAATTTGATAGCAGCTTTTGGCCGCCGTGACCTTGGGATGGGAACGCTCTGCAATCTCACTGACGGCGGAGAAGGTGCATCAGGAAGTGTGTTTACTCCAGAACGATGCCGGAAGATATCTGACGCCCTAACAGGTAGAAAACAGTCCGAAGAGCAACGTTTGGCTCAATCTGAGAGAATGAAAAAATACATGGCCGATCCGGCCAACCGTATAGCTGTCGCAATGGCCACCAAAAAGGTCATGGAAGACCCAGAAAATCGCGCCCGCATATCCCGCACACTTAAAAGCAAAGAGGTGACACCAGAGATACTGGCTAACCTTGAAAAGGCACGCGAAGTACGCAAAGGACAGCCCATCCCTGAAGAGCAAAAGCAGCGGCAGATAGCCACCTTTAAAAAGAATTACATCTTCAAAGCAAAAGGGCCAAAATCTCCCGAAGAGATCGCCAGACGGCAGGCAACTAGAGCCAAAAATCGGGCTGATCATGGATTGGATAGATATTGAAAATCACTGGTGGAGACAAACTCGCAAAGGCGCTGGCTGAGATTGCTCAGAAGGTTTCGAAAGCCTCTGAGGTGGACGTCGGGTTCCTCGAGAACGCCACTTATCCTTCGGGCGAAAACGTCGCCAATATTGCCGCCATCCAGGAATTCGGAGCCCCGAAGGCCGGAATTCCACCAAGGCCGTTCTTTCGGACGATGATCGAGGCGAAAAGCCCCGAATGGCCGGAAGCTGTCGGCAATCTCTTGGTTGCCAATGGCTATGACGCAGCAAAGACGCTTGGGCAGACCGGAGCGGCCATTCAAGGACAGCTTCAACAGTCCATAATCGATACTTATGCCCCGCCGCTTAGCCAAGTCACGCTCATGCTCCGCAAGATGCGGGCTGAGGACCCTGATCTTGTGGTGTCAGGGAAGACCGTTGGCGAGGCAGCTCGTCGTGTCGCGTCTGGCGAGAGCACTGAAGGTGTTTCAACAAAGCCCTTGGTGGACTCCGGGACACTGCTCAACAGCATCGACTACGAAGTCAAATCTTAGAATGAAGGGATAACCCATGCCTGGCACAGTCATTTTCTCGCCCCAGACCGGTGATCTTCCGATTTCTGAAATTGGCGTCGGTCTTCTCAAGGCATCGTCGCAAGCCGCTGCGCAGGCGGTCATCGGTGTCAGTGCTGGTTCGGTGGCCTCGGTGAATGGGCAGACCGGCGTTGTCGTGCTTGACGCAGCCGATGTCAGCGCTCTTCCAGACACGACTACCATCCCTGCGGCATCCTCTACAAACCCGGTTGTGGCTGGCACTGCAGCACCCGGTGTGGCCACGACATATGCAAGAGGTGACCACGTTCACCCGGCGCAGACGACAATTACCGGCAATGCAGCAACGGCAACGGCTCTTGCTACGGGACGGACTTTCTCGCTGACGGATGGGGCTACCGGAACCAGTGCCGCGTTCACAGGTGCTGCAAACGCCTCGATCTCGGTAACCCTTGCGACGCCAACCGCATCCCTTCGTGGCGGCGTCCTTCAGCAGGGGGCACCCGCCGATCCTTTGACCGCGACCGTTGCTGATCTTATTACGCTGCTACAGGCGGCGGGCGTGCTCTCTCCCTAAAGGATGGAAACCCGATGAATCTTCATGCCGTGGTATCTGGAGCCATCGGAACGGTTAACCCCCATGTTCCTTGCACGATGCAGGTGAGCACCGGTTCCGTCACCAATCCAGACGGCTCGCGCACACCGACATACGCCACCGTGACTGGGATGGCTCAAGTCCAGGCGATGACCTTCAAAGATCTGCATCAGGTCGATGGCCTCAACCTGAACGGCGCGGCTCGAGGCATCTATTTCTACGGCGATATCCAGGGCGTGCTGAGAACCAGAACCAAGGGCGGCGACATCGTCACTCTGGCCGATGGCCCGAATGTCGGTGATTGGCTCGTGGTCCAAGTGCTCGAAACTTGGCCCGATTGGTCGAAGTGTGCCTGCGTCTTGCAAAATCCATAACGAGGAAAACCAATGTTCGCCCAACAGTTTGCAGCGCTCGGCTATCAGCAGATTATCCTATCGGGGGCAACGGCTTTGACGGTTCCAGTTGGCGCCAATTTCGCGGTTATCGCAGTCGATACGGCAGCGGTGCGTTGGAGGGATGACGGCACGGCTCCGACGGCTTCGATTGGCATGCATCTCTCCAATACAGGGGAGCCGCTGCAATACTCCGGCCCTCTCTCTAAAATACAGTTCATTGCCGAGACTGGATCGCCCGTTCTGAATATCTCCTACTACAGGATCGCAGGGTGAATTTCTCCCCATCGCCGACGCAGTCGAATATCCTGACTGCGTTGAGATCGTTCATCTTGGCTGTTCTGCCGAGCGGCAACGCCGTGTTCACCGGGACCATCGCCGGCACGACACTGACTGTCTCAGCAATCACTCAAGGGGCTCTGTCAATCGGAGACGCAGTCCTAGGGGAAGGTGTTGTTCCAGGCGTGATGATTACGGCCTTCGGGACCGGGACGGGTGGTGTCGGAACGTATACGCTCAGCGCCTCACAGACGCTCGCCGGCGCGAAGATGTATACCGGCGTGGAATGTGTTCAGGCCCAAGACAATCGCGTTCCTGAGCCTTCTGTGCCCGATTTCGTGACTATGACGCCGTTCATGCAGACACGTCTCGAAACGAACGTGGATACCTACGAGGACGTCTCGTTTACCGCGGACATCTCTGCAACTGCCATGACGGTTTCCGCCGTAGCATCGGGGACGCTTGCCGTCGGGCAGATCGTCTTCGGGATTGGGGTCGCATCTCTTACGAAAGTGGTTGCTCTTGGCTCCGGAACCGGCGGGGTAGGGACATACATTGTTACGCCGTCTCAGACCGTGCCGTCCCGCAAGATGGCGTCTGGTGGCCAGATATTCCTTCAGCCTACTCGGGTCACGGTCCAGTTGGATGTGCATGGCCCGAATAGCTCCGAGAACGCGCAGACTATCTCTACCTTGTTCCGTGATGATTTCGCGGTGCAAGCCTTCAAGGCATCCGGGTTCGATGTGACGCCGCTTTATGTGAGTGATCCTCGGCAGTTGCCGTTCGAAAACGAGAATAACCAAACCGAAAACCGATGGGTGGTTGATGCAGTGATGCAATCGAACCAGGTCATCCGTGCTCCGCAGCAGTTCGCCGATGAACTCGATGTCGATGTGATCGATGTCGATGCTGAATATCCAGCCTAGGGCCTCATGTTTATCGAGAACAAGTATTACCGCTGGTACCTGGGGGTAACGGCGAAAGACGACGTGTCTGGCGTCACAGAAAAGCACCACAGAATTCCCCGCTCTGTGGGCGGAACAAATGAGAAGTCGAACTTGGTTCGGCTGACGCTGCGCAAGCATTTCCTCGCTCATTGGCTACTGACGCAGTGCACTGAAGGCATCGATCGCAAGAAGATGCTCAAGGCTCTCGGTTGTATGATAGGGAACCGCAAGGCGATGATTTCGTCATGGCAATACGAAGTAGCTCGGATGGCCGGGCGTGAAGGCCAAAAAGGATCCACCCCGCCACTTAAGGGGAAGAAGCATAAGCCTGAATCTCTCATTTTGATGAGCAAGGCTCATTCTGGGAAAGTCCTTTCAGAAGAGCATAAACAAAACATCAGTCTTAGTGGGATGGGGCATGCTGTTTCAGACGAAACGCGTGGAAAGATCTCCATCAAGAAGATCGGCGTCAAGCTGAGCGAGGCTCATTGCATCAGCATTGGGAATTCAAAGCGCGGGATATCCCCGAGCGACCAAACACGCGTGAAACTGAGCGTGGCGTCTCTTGGGAACAAATCCAAGACCGGCATGACTGATAGTCCAGAAACGCTTGAGAAGAAGAGCGTAGCTCACAGAGTAAATCTCAACCCCCAATCCAACAACAGGTTGGGGTTGAAAGGCGTCGTAAGACACCAAGGGAAGTTTCGAGCCAGAACCAAATTTTCTGGCAAACACATCAACATCGGCGTCTTCGATTGCCCCGTGGCTGCCCACTTGGCCTACGTCGTCGTGAACGATTCTCTTCTGAAAGGATCATCAACTTGACCACGATCCCAGCCTCACAACTTGTTTCTGTAATTCCGAACGTGCTCAGTGCCGGTGGAAGCGCGCTTGTCCTGAACGGATTGATCCTGACCCAGAACACCCGTGTTCCTGTCGGCCAGGTGCTTTCGTTCCCCAATGATGGCGTCTCGGTCTCTGACTACTTCGGCCCATCGGCCGCAGAAGTTGAGATCGCGAACGTCTATTTCGACGGCTTCAACAATTCGACGCAGAAGCCGAGCACGATCCTATTCGCGCAATACAACTCGGCGGCGGTCGCGGCTTACCTTCGTGGTGGCGCGGTCAACGGGCTGACCATTCCTCAGCTACAGGGTTTGAGCGGGTCGCTCTCGGTCGTGGTCGATGGCTATACCTTCAGCGCGGCAAGTATCAATCTGTCCAGTGCCACCAGCTATTCCGCTGCCGCCGCACTGATCAAGACCGGCCTGAATACCAGCCTTCCGGCCGCGGCGACCTTCACCGGGTCCATCGCCGCAGGAACGGCCTCGGTTACGGCTTCCATCGCCGGCAACGTGATGTATGTCACCGCCGTATCGTCTGGAACGCTGGTGCCGGGTGCGATTATCGCTGGCACTGGCGTCACGGCCGGGACACAGATCGATTCCCAGATCGATGGGACCACGGGCGGCATTGGCAGCTATGCCGTGTCGAAGACGCAGGTCGTCGTCAGTGAGACCATCACTGCCTCCTATGGCACACTGACCGTCACCGCTGTTGCCTCTGGTACTCTCTCGGTCGGGCAAACCCTTTCTGGTGGCACCACGGCGGCAGGCACGATAATTACCGGCCTCGGAACAGGCACAGGCCTGCTCGGGACCTATTTCGTTCAGACAACCCAGACCGTCACGAGCGGAACTCTGAACGCCACCGGCTCGGGTCTGGACGTCAGCTATGACACCGTCTCCGGCGGGTTCGTCGTCACGTCTGGTGTCCGTGGATCGTCTTCGACCATTGCCTTCGCCACCGGTACGCTCGCCGCCCTGATCTTCCTCACCCAGGCAACCGGCGCAATTCTGTCTCAAGGTGCGGCAGCATCCGTTCCAGCCGCCTTCATGACCGACATCACTCAGATCACCCAGAACTGGGCGACGTTCATGACTATCTTTGACCCGGATGACGGATCAGGAAGCGTCCAGAAACAGGCCTTTGCCGAATGGACCAATGATCAGAACAAGCGCTGGTGCTACGTGGCTTGGGATCAGGACGTCACCCCGACCGAAAGCAATGATGCCACCTCGAGCTTCAGCAACATCATCGATGCGGCCAATCTCAACGGCACTGCGGCGGTATGGGGTCCGAACGACAAGGCTGCTTTCGTCTGCGGAACAGCCGCCTCGATCGACTTCGACGCTACGAATGGCCGGATCACCTTCGCTTTCCGTGGCCAGGATGGCTTGGTGGCCGATGTCACCACGGCGACAGTTGCCAACAACCTCATCGCCAACGGCTATAACTTCTACGGTGCCTATGCGACGGCGAACCAGCAGTTCCTCGAATTCCAGACCGGCAGCGTGTCTGGCTCGTTCCAGTGGCTGGACAGCTACGTCAACCAGATCTGGCTCAACAATGCTCTGCAATTGGCATTGATGGAGCTTCTGGTGAACGTGAACTCCATTCCATACAACACGGCTGGTTATGCCCTGATCAAGGCGGCTTGTGCCGATCCGATCAATGCGGCTCTGAATTTCGGAGCAATCCGCGTCGGCGTCACGCTTTCCAACGCGCAGGTCGCGGAAGTCAATTCCTCGGCCGGCACCAAGATCAGCGACGTCCTTCAGCTCCAGGGTTGGTATCTGCAAGTCAAGGATGCCACCCCACAGGTCCGTCAGGCCAGACAGAGCCCGCCGATTTCGTTCTGGTATCTCGATGGTCAGGCAGTGCAAAAAATTGAGCTGGCGAGCATCTTGGTCCAGTAATGCTACTCGGGCCCATTAAAAAATGTGCCGAATGCCAGGAAGAAAAACCTAAAACCGAATTCGGCAAAACATCGAAGTATTGCCGGCCATGTGCCGGCATACGAAAAAAGCAAAGTCTAAAGCGAGCGCAGCAGCGGTATGTTGAGGCGCATCCTGATCGCGTAACGGCGCGCAATAAGGATTTCTATGCCGCAAATCGTGAACGCGAAAAGCTCGCGCTCAGTCGTGGCGTGATGAAAATCCTGAACAATGCAAAGAAACGACAAAGGCGTGGCGCGAAGCGAATAAAGAGCAGTTCGCCGAAATGCGGCATGCTTGGGCTGAAGAGAACAAAGAATATCGCCGTCAATACCGCCGTGATCAATATGAACTTAAACGCGAGCAGGAACTAGCGCAGGCTCGCGAATGGAAGCGTCAGAACAAAGCCCGATGCCAGGCATTGGTGGCAAAACGAATTGCTGCGAAGATCCGCGCTACTCCTCCATGGGCGGATCAAGAGAAAATCACTGCATTCTATGCAGAGGCCATCCGTCTTTCTGAAGAAACCGGCATCAAGTATCACGTGGATCACATCGTCCCGCTCCAATCCAAATGGGTTTGCGGTCTGCGCGTCCACACCAATCTTCAAGTCATCCCTGGCTCGGAAAATCAAGCGAAGTCCAATCGCTATTGGCCAGACATGTTCACTCTATAGGAGACCGTCATGGCGAGCATCACCTCGGCAAACGCGATCATTACGCTTACCATTCCGGGGTTGTTCAACACGCCCCAGCAGCTTCAAGGCTTCTCGGCTGACAACATCTATGACATGGCGGTTCAGGAGGTCGTCCAGACCGCCATGGGTGTCGATGGCATCCTGTCCGGTGGCTTTGTCTATAACCCGGTGGAACAGACGTTTGATCTGCAGGCCGACTCCAACTCGAATACGATCTTCGAGACTTGGGCGGCCACACAGAAGCAGATCAAGGATGTGCTGATCGCCAACGGCGAAACGACGCTCACCTCTGTTGGTCGATCCTACGTGTTGACCAAGGGGTTCCTGATCAGTCTTCCGCCGGCTCCGGCCGCTGGTCGCATTCTTCAGCCTCGCCGGTACATGGTCCGCTGGGAAAGCTGCTTTGCTGTACCGGTTTAAGGAGGTGATCTTTGCGTAAGGAAATCGATATCAAGATCACGGAGACAGGCCGAGATCTGGGGAAGGTCTTCCATATCCGGGAGATGCCGGCTCTTCGGGCAGAGAAGTGGGCTACACGCGCATTTCTCGCCGTGGCTAAATCTGGCGTCGACATCGGACAGGTTGGCGCCGGCGGTATGCAGGCACTCGCCATCCTGGGTCTGGAAGCATTGACGAAGCTTCACTTCGAAGACGCCGAACCTCTTCTGGATGAGATGCTGGAATGCATCAGCATCAAGCCGAACCCGGAAAATCCAGCCATCGTTCGAAATTTGTTCGAAGACGACATCGAAGAAGTCAAAACCCTGTTTCAGCTCCGCAAGGAGGTGCTGAATCTCCATCTGGGTTTTTCTCAGGCCGCCAGCCCATCGACGTCAACCTCGGGCGCCTCGGCATTGAACTCCTCGAATACCCCAACCTCCCAAGATCCATCGGTACAGTTCTCTCGCTCTCCCCGAGCAAAACAACCGCGCTGAGGGATATGGACGAATATCTCTCGGTCGAAGACGTCTACGACATCATCGAAGTGGCCACGGTTGACGGCCACAACACCCGCCTGATCCATGAGTACCAGAAGAATAAAGGAGGCTGATCCTTGGCGACCGTAATCGACAGCCTCATTATCACGCTCGGCCTCGATCCCACCCAGTTCGACAAGGGGCAGAAGCAAGCCGCCAACGCGTTCCTCAAGACCAAGCAGGAGGCGGAGAAGTCCGGCAAGGGCATCGAAGAGGCCTCAAAGAAGGCCGCTGATAGCATCAGCAAAGTCACGCGCGAAGTCCTCGGTCTCTATGCCGTCTTTGTCGGCGCTCGTGGCATAAAGGAATTCATCGGTGATCTGATTGGTGCCGATGCAGCTCTCGGCCGGTTCTCGCGCAACCTGAACACGTCGCCGCAGACCCTGTATGCATGGGGCGCCGCCGCAGAACGTGTGGGCGGCTCTTCAGAGCAAACAGCCGCCACTTTCGAGCGCATCGGCAAGGCGCTCTATGATCTGCATCGCAATGGTCAGGCCCTTCCGAAGGAATACTCGCAGCTCCAGGCTCTGACCGGTCTGAACATCGACCGTGAACACGGCGTAGACAAGTTCCTTCAGGACACGTCGGCAGCTATCCAGCGGTTGAACCAGATAGATCCGTCTCAGGTTCACTTCATCGCCCAAGGTATGGGCATTGATGACGGCACCGCGAACGTCATGATCAAGTATGGGGCTGCGATCGGCTCCTACATCGATCAGATCAAGAAGCTGTCGCCATCGAACGATGCCATCAAGGCGGCGCAAGACCTTCAGGACAAGTGGAACACGCTTCAGCAGACCGCTGTGTCGCTGGCGAACACCATCCTGAATACCCTCGGCCCAGAGATCGCCAAGCTGCTGACGCAGATGACGGCATGGGTCGATAAGAACCAGGACTGGATCAAGAGCGGAATTGTCGATGCGATCAAGAAGTTCGCCGATTATCTGAAAGCCGTCGATTGGAATGCGGTGGGTCAAGGCCTCAAGGAGTTCGGCTCCGAGGCAAAGCACGTCGCTGATGCAATCGGTGGGGTCACAACAGCCGTCGAGGTTCTGTTCGGCCTCTGGGTCGGGGCTAAGTTCCTTCAGGTTCTTGCCAATGCCAGGCTCCTAGCCGCCACCGTGGGTGGTGGTTCGGCTGGTGGGGCCGCAGCGGGTGCAGGGTCCGCATCTCTAGCGCGGATGCTCGGCATCGCCGGAGCGGCCTATATGTTGACTGACACTGCGCCAGCACCGGACATGAAGACGATCAAGAAATCTGATCGTTCGCTCTGGGACATGATCTTTGGCCGTAAACCAACGGATGCAAGCGGTCACGCCGATGCGCTGCAGAACAACCCGTCCCTTGGTGCTTCCACCCTCGGCTCCGGCCGAGATGGCGCGCTCGATGCCTTCTTGAATGGCGACACCAAGATTGATGGCAGGCCTGTTTCCAAGAGTAATCCGTTGCCGGTCGCTCTACAGCAGCAGCCATCCGGTGGCGGTTTCCTAGAAAGCGTTGGAAACGCTATTGGCGGCGCCGCGCGGGCTCTGTTCGGTGGAGCGGCGAATGCCACGGGGTCCACAGGGGGACGGTCTAGTGCCCTTGATATAGACGATTCCGGTCTCCCAAATGGAACGCCGTCTGGGAAGGTAACCGGGTCTGCCAAGCGTCTAATGGACAGGCTGGTTAATCAACACGGGTGGTCAAAGGCAGCGGCTGCAATAGCGGCCGGCAATGCCCATGCTGAATCAGGCTTTCGTTCTGGTACCATGGGCGACCCCCAAGTTCCGGGTGGTTCTTGGGGACTTTTCCAATGGAATAGGAGTCGTCTAGCGCGCCTGAAGCAATTTGCAAAATTGCGAGGCAACGACTGGAAGGATTTCGACACACAGGTTGATTACTTCGCCACTGAGGCAGAAGAAATGATCCCCAATTGGAAGAAGCAGACTGATCTTTCGCAGGCCGATGCTATCGGCAAACGGTTCGAGGGATATAGGGGACCTATCCAGCGAGGAAGATCGGCACAAGCCGCCAATTATCTTCGAGGTTATCAACCCACTGGTTTGAATGTACCAACCGGGTCCGGTGTGTCCGCATCCTTGTCCAGCATCTCAAACGACAACCGATCGACCAGCAGCACATCGTCGCACAACGTCAGCATCGGCAACATGAACATCAACGCCCCCCAAGCAAAGGATGCCCAAGGCATCGCTGACCGGGCGACTGATGCCCTCTATCGCTCGACAGTGGCTGCAACAGCAAACTATGGACCTCGCTAATGGCATTCCCGGTCAACGTTCCCAATGTTCCGGGGGTGCCGTCTGTCCTGTTTGCCAGCAGCATTGGCCAGGTCATATCGCTGCTCACGCAAGACGCCACTTCTCTGTTCTCTGGTGGCTTTCAACAGCAGCCATGGGGCATCTATCTCGGCGGATCACCGGTCGTGTTGGCTGACAATGTAGTGAGTTTCGACTACAGGCAGCAATGGGCGATTTCGGATTATCCCGTCGAGAAGGGCGCGTTCGGCAGCTATAACAAGGTGCAGATCCCATTCGACGGTAGATTTCGGTTTACCGCCGGCGGATCGGAGGCAAACAAGCAAACCCTGTTGTCCTCCATCGCAGCCATCGCTGGGGATCTGAATTTTTACACTATCGTGACGCCGATCGCGATCTATGCCAGCGTGAACATCAACCACTACGATTACAGCCAGACAGCTACCAATGGCGTCGGGCTGCTTTCCGTTGATGTCTGGACGGAAGAGGTTCGGGAAACCGGGGGGCAGGCGATGTCAAACACTGCAAGCCCAACAGCGGCCACACAGGTGAACGGTGGCACGGTTCAGACGGCGACGGCTACATCGGCTCAAGCGGCGCAGGCCGGCGCTATACGGTCCTCTGGTGGGCGATTGGCGGGGTAGGGCATATGCTGATCGTTCCGCTACAAGCAATACCGAACCAGACGTTGACGGTGACATTGAGTGACCAAGTCACGCAGTTGAATGTCTACCAGACCTATAACGGCCTGTTCATAGACGTTCTGGTTGAGAACGTGCTGATCATCGGTGGGGTAATTGCCGAGAACCAAAACAGAATTGTCCGGTCGGACTATCTCGGGTTCTCGGGTGATCTGGCTTTTGTGGATATGCAAGGCAGCGATGACCCGATCTATACCGGATTGGGTACTCGGTTCTTTCTGACGTATCTCACGGCAGAGGAGCTGTCGGCGGCTTAGTTGCCCGTTTGCCGCAGAACGTCTGTCGCCATAAGTCCAAGATCGCCATAGCAGCTCTTCTCGTCTCGGCCTGTCTTCTGGCACCAATAGAGGTAACCGTCTGAAGCGGGTTTGCAGACAAGAATAAGCGTTGCCTCTGCGTTGCCGCCAAGCATCTTTAGCTCGTGGATCTTGTCTCTCTCGTTGAATGCGTTGCCTTTAGCGCAATTCGAGAAGTAGCCCGCATACCTGATCAATGTCTCGTGATCCTCGGTACTCATGCCCTGAGCCCGGGCATGGTCGATGCAAGACGCCACAACAAACAGTGCCCCAAACACCAGCAAGCCCAAAAGAAATCTCATGAGACGCGGAAACGCGATGACGAGAACGGCGGCTATGACCAAGGGCGCTATGAACATAACAGAAACATGCGCTCACATCGCGCCGTAAACAAGATGCGGGAACCGCGCGCCAATGTCGTTTACCGAGAAAAAACTGACGATCCAGTTCAATTTGGCAAACGGAAGTTTCGGAAGTGGCAAAAATAACACGGCCACGGTGACTGGGCTGCGAGCGTCAGCCAACATAGATGCGACAGGCGGCGTGTCCAGCAATACCATGCGCCTCGCGGTTTACGGCCTGCCTCTATCGCTGATGAACCAGCTATCGACGGTCGGAACGCAGGCCAACGCCCGCTATTTCAACAACATCGCAGTCGAGGCCGGCGACGATGAAACGGGCATGACGCTTGTCTTTGGCGGCACGATCTTTTCTGCCTTCGTAGACGCTCAGAGCATGCCGCAGGTCGCATTTCGAGTAGAAGCGTCCCCTGGACCCTTCCAAGCAGTCAAACCAGTCCCAGCGCTCAGTATCAAGGGGTCAGCAGACGCCGGCGGCATGATGGGGAACCTTGCAAAGCAGATGGGCTTTGCCTTCGAGAACAATGGCGTCAACGTCAAGCTATCGAACCCATATTTCGGCGGGACGGCCTGGACGCAAGCCATGGCGATCGCGCGCCACGGCAATTTCGACCTGATCTTTGAGCCGAACAAGATGGTGATCTCTCCTCGAGGTCAACCTCGGCAGGGCGATGCCATCTTGATCTCGCCCGAAACTGGCCTCGTCGGTTATCCAATGTTCAACCAGAATATCGTCATCGTTCGATGCCTGTTCAATCCAGCAGTCAAGCAACTCTCCTTGGTCGAAGTGAAGTCCGATCTCACCCCGGCCAACGGGAAATGGCAGGTCAAAAGCATCTTCTACGAACTGGAATCACAAACTCCGGGCGGGAAATGGTTCCAGCTTCTCGAATTGATCGCGACAGGGACGCAGTGACATGGCCTCACCAGAGAAGTTCTTTGGCCAGAAGGGCACGTTTGACGATTCCTCCGATTATAATGCCCGCGACTTTCACATCCGGCAGGCCATCGGACAAGTCAGAACGTCGGTTCCGGTCAAGATCATCGCGGTCCACGGCGGTGGGATAGGGGCGGCGCCAACAGTCGATGTGCAGCCGCTGATCAACCAGATCGACGGGCAGGGTAACCAGACGCCTCACGGCATCATCTATGGTCTTCCCTGCACTCGCAATCAGGGCGGCGGGAATGCGATCATCAATGACCCCCTCGTCGGCGATGTCGGGAACATTGTCATCAGCGATCGAGACACTTCGTCGCTGAAGTCAAATCAGGGCCAGCAATCAAATCCCGGCTCGTTCCGCACGCATGATCTGGCTGACGGCGTCTATCACGGAGCGATGCTCAATCCGGCCAACCCAGATCAATATGTCCAGTTCACGACGACGGGAATGAAGCTTGTAGACAAGAACGGCAACGTGATTGAGATGAAATCCGGATCGATCGCCATTACCGGAAATCTCACGGTCACAGGCTCGATCACCGCTGGGTTTGGTACGGGCGATGCGGTGACGCTTCAGGGCCATACTCATCCGACGACCCCACCGGGGCCGAAAGCCCCTCCAGACCCGGGAACATAATATGTCTTCGACGCTATTGCTCGATACGGTCACATGGGATTTGGCCGTGGATACCGCAGGCAACATCGCCATGGCCGGTGAGCCGTATGCGCTTGCACAAGATGCGGCCAGCGCCATCAGGACGTTTGAAGGGGAAGTCTTTTACGACACTTTGCTTGGAATTCCTTACTTCTCGCAAATCCTCGGCTATGCACCGCCGATCTCGCTGATGAAGGCTCATTTCAATGAGGCGGCGCTCACTGTCCCCGGCGTAGTGACATCGAAATGCTTCATCACGAGCTGGGATAATCGCGTGGTGACGGGCCAGGTTCAAATCACTGCTGAAGACGGCACTGTTTCCGCCGCATCCTTCTAAAGGTTTCGTTGATGGCTGTTACGAC